AAAAATATAATCAAATTCATCAAGCGGAAGATTATAAGCATCGTAGTTGTCATCAAAATTCAAATCAATCATTTGAGCCCCGGGAAAAGCCCACTCGGGTCTGTTGCAACCGATATCGAGTCCATGTCCTGCGCATATTTTTTTAGCGAATGGCCAAGCATATTGTGCCGCAAAACCTTGACTTTGAAGTAAGGGATACAGTTGATTGTTGTGAGAGATTGTTTCAATACTCATTGATACGGCATCCATTGTCTCGAGCCATCTTAAGATGGTGTTCCCACGCATTTTCGTTGCGATTGGTATAAAGATAGATATTTTTGGGCTGAAAGTAAAGTTGAGCTAGATGTAAATATCCGCTGTCAACTCCAATGTGATATTTGGCCCGACTCATTGCATATCCAGCGCCGGTTGCTCTACGTAAAGCCGGATCAACAGCGTCGCCCCCTACAACGACTATTTCACATCCTAGATCGGCAAATTTTTTATACAGTTGATCCACTTGCTCTTGTGTAGGACGCCGTTGAATACTTGTTGCATCTATTTGCATAGTAGCAAAACTTTCAGGTAAACAAATAGAATTACTTACATCGTCTGAATCAAGACAAGGAAAATTTTCAGCAATCAAGTAATCGTCGACCCAAAAAAATGGATGTAACGGTTTTTGTAGTTTGCCCGGATATTTTTGATAGTAATGTAATTCAGCATTGGGATGATCGGCCAACACAAGATCAAGGAACGCTTGATCAGTCATTGTAGAAGTTTTATAAGGTTTTAAAAATACAGTGTCTTTTGGAAATAATTTAATTACTTCGTTCCAGGTAGTAGGTTTGTCTCGATTATACTGATGACTTGCAATATGTAAGGTTGCGGCCTCACCGTGCGCCTGCCCGTAAAGGTAAGTCAAAAGACAACTATGAACTATGTCTCCAAATCCAGGGCAACTATATTGAAGATCTGGAATTCTTGTACTCCAGAAACGCATAACAACATTTTTCATTAATTATTTTCTTTTAATAATAGCGTAACCAAAACTACGATCATCATACACTACATATTCCCAATCGCCTCTAGCTACAAATTCATCAATTGCTTTTTTAATAGGAGGATATCGGGCATCATGAAATACAATATATTTGTTTACTTTTGGTGCATGCAGTTTAATTTCAGCACAGACATGCTTATAGGTGTGTATACTATCAACCATAAGCATGTCTACTGTTGACACCGGAACATTGGCATCAATACTACTGTTATGATTGAACACTAAACGGTCCTCACATTCTTGTTCAAACAAATGACGATGAGGAGCTATAGTATCAAAGTTAACGTCAACTAATTCAATATATTTTAAATTTGTATTTCCTACCCAAGCGGCTGCAGCACTCACACCCGACAACACTCCAAGCTCTTTATAACTGTCGCATTCAGTTATTAGACGTTGTATATGCTGGTAATACAAGATAAATTCTGGCCCGTATTCTTTAACAAAACACTCGCAGGCGTAATTATAAAACTCGAGTAAACTATTACATTGATTAAAATTTGGAATTAACATATTATTTCTTTATAACATAGACTTTTCTTGTTCTGCTTTGGATGTAGTCATCACCAAACATTTCTTTAATGGCTATCATAGTTCCTGGAATCCAAGGTACTACATCATCAAACCAAATAATACCACCTGGTACCATAAGCGGCAACAAATAAGCTACACTATCTTTAATTGCACGATATTGGTCGCAGTCAATATGTGCAAAAGCAATATTTTGCATAGTAACAGCACTGTTTGGAAATATTCCTTTGACTACAGTAGCATATGGCAACGCAGATTTGACCGTTTCATAATCAGTATCACTAAAATCTCCAACTTTATGATGGTCAATCTCATCTTGAAAAGGAATACCTTCAAAAGTGTCGTACAAGAACACTTCTCTATTTTGTTGTTGAGCAATCTCGCAAAAATGCCAAGCGGTGCCTCCTTGATACACACCTATCTCTACAAAAGCACCAGGTGGCGTAGATGCAGCAACTTCTCTTAATTCTCTTATTACTTTTTTGTTAACTTTTGTTGGTAACATTTTAATCCTTTTTCTTTATAATGTACACTCTACTAGGGCACCGACCTTTGATACCAGTGGTCTCAAAAGTGTCATCAATCGTCATATCTAATGCATCAACTAGATATCTAATTTCCTCATCGTGTATTTCTAACGGATCACTGGCCCTGCTATAATTGTCAATTTCAGTATAAGCATGTTCAATATACAATATTCCATTGACATCAAGTTGATTTCGCCAAGTTGTTAACACTTGTGTTGGATTGTAGCTATGATCAATTGCGTTGGAATATACAATGTCAAACAGCCCAACCCATTCACGATTTTCATTATGAAAATCCCATTGTACAGTCATTGGAAACTTGGTGGCAGTATGAGATATTTCTGTACCAATAATTGTAGCGTTGGGATAAAATTCTTTAAAGAATTTTTGTTCAGCAGCATTTCTAGTGCCGTGGCACAGTATATTTTTTGCAGTAGGCTGACGCTGATTTATTTGTTTAATAGTTGCTCGATCGACCCAAATATTATTAATTTTTCTTACATTAGCTTCGATTTGAGCCGCTACATACTCGTCGTGTGTCTGGTATTGATATATTTTCATAATATTAGCCTATATTTATGCAGTGCTAGTGCTCTGACTTTGCTTAACTATTGTGATGAAAGGATAATATTCTTCTAACCACGGAAACAGTTGTAGGCATATAGTGGCATCATTGGGCCATACTCCATATTTCTTGTAAGCCCTAATAAATTTTTCAGCGGCCCAGGGCTTGACTATGTAAGCACTATTACCCGAAAAGCCGTCGGGGATTCGACTGTCGTGTTCACGTTTACGTGTGAGCGGGTGTACACCTTCGGTACCTCGCTGGGTCATAATATTACTGTGCTCTTTTCCACGATATCCACCACCGCAAGGATCATTGATTTGTATCGCACCGTTGAATTCAATACTGGGTAGTGGTCGCACAAACACAGCATCATGTTCAAGAATCAACATAGGGTCATTGCCGATTGCACACTCTTTCCACAGTAAATAGTGACTCATGCTACAAGCCATTTTAGTCAGCACATTTTTAGCACGATATGGAAATTGTTGCAGACTGGTGTAGACACACACAGTTTCTTTGGTATTATTATCGGCCCACGACCAGCGTAGATTTTCCTGTTGCATTATTTCCTGCACATTTTTTGCTGTAACAGCAGGAAAAAGTTCTACCTCGAGACCATGAGTTGCAGCACTGCTGATACAACGTTGTGCCATATGTTCTGAATACTCGTGGCCGATGATGGTAATAACACGAGCTTTCATAAATTGTGGATTTCTGTAATGATTTGATTGATACTTTTGTCTGCAGGAATGTGTGTCGCTAGAAAGAAATGTACAAAGTAAGCGTCTGACAAATATTGATCTTCTATGCCACGGTACAAGGCATTCCAACGCCAATCTAAATTTTTAGTAGGCACATTATCATGTTTAATCCAATAGTTTAGCAGAGTTTGGTCAGTGCTCCACCGCCAATTTCCTTCGCCATTTACAAATCTTTCAAACTCTGGTCTGCGTATAAATTGTTCTGAATTTTGTGCGTTTAAATATGATTGTAACTGATTCTTGCACAACATCAGACCCATATTGTAAAATTCAGCACCAAGATTATTCCAACGAAAATCTGCTTCTGATCTTAGTGGACCATATTGTCCTTCACTATATTTACGAATCTTTTTCTTGTGTTGTTCAGTCAATGGCATGTCACGCTCGGCTACAGCGCCAAACACCGCATCTCCTAGTTGATCAAATATATCGGGCGCCGTGGGCATGATGTAGATATCGCTATCAACAATACACACAGCATCATATTGATCCAAAAAATCAAACGCATTTTCTTTTTCAAATATAGGCAGATAGCCCAGTCGTTCTACTGCACCTTCACTGCGAAAACTATGCAATGGTCGTATACGAAGAATAGGCTCATGTTGTACGCGATGCTCAATACCCCAACGTTGACAATAAGAGGCCACGCTGGCAATGCAGATTTCGTATAAGGGATTAGGTTTACCTACAGCTACTTGATAAATTAAATTTTTAGCCATCGCGCATGATATTTTTAGTAGGCATCCACCCATGAGATTGTAAAAAGCCAATGTCGGCCTGGGTATGTAATCTTTCTCCTGTGGTTTCTTTGATAGGTAAATGACCAAAACCTCGACTTTGCGCAAATTGATCAACTCGTGTAACAGTTCCTGTGCCTATATCAAGATATCGCGGAGTTTGATCTAAATTAATTAACAGATCGATAGCACTAACTACATCTTCTACGTGGGTCCAATCTCTTTCATGGGTGGTTAGATATTGTATTTTTCCTTTGAGCATCATGTCATAAAACATGTCAGGTCGACTATCACTACCCCACACGGTGTGGAATCTCATGCCTGTACTGTTTGTTGGTGATAATTGTTCCATGGATTTTTTAGTGGTAGCGTAGGGATTTAGCCACCATTCGTAAATTGATGATGAACTAGCATAAAACACTTTTTTATTATTTTCAGTTGCCCAGTTAAAAATAAGTTGACTGGCCATTACATTAGTGGCCCAGTATGCCTCAGGATCTTGCCAACTGGCCCGTACACCTGCCAAAGCTGCTAGATGTAGTACAAGATCGCAATGTCCATCAAATGCAAATTCTCGTATATCTCCTGGATATAATACAAATTCATATTTGTGTTTTAATAATTTTACTGTGTTCCGGCCTATGAATCCTTCATGGCCGGTTATTAATATGGTTTTCATTGATATTTTCTTAGTTCTTTTTTAAATATTTCTAGATCTTTGCGTTTGCCTTTAGCACTCCATATACTGCTGGTGGGTTGCATACGCCAATCTACATATGATATGGGCAATAATCCTTTTTTATAATCAACTATGACACGATCTAGGCTGTGTTGATCTAGGAACCAATAAATGTTATCTTGCTCAATTTGTTCTTTTATGACTGCCGCTAATTTTTGTGCAAACTGCAAACACTCTGGTTTGTCAGTGTACAAGATAGCACCAGCCAAATGTCCACCTTTTTCTTTTTGATATAGATAAAAATCCTTTTCACCATCGTCTGCAAATTGGGTTTCAAATGTACCACGCACTAGTCCATCTATATCAATCTCTAAAAATCGCCTAGGGGTAGTAACTATTTCGGGCAAGCGCACAAATCTCATACAAGCATAATAGGTTTTTTTGATCCAGGCTGACAAATTGGCATTATCTGTGAATTGTTTTAGGCCTAACATTTTGTTTTTTCTACTGTGGTATGGCTCCGGTAAATCAGTCCCACCCCAAAACGCAAAGGCTGAGTCAAATTGCCCTGGTGCAGTAGTTTCCCAAGTTACACTAATTCGATCGGTATTTTTACAATATTCTAATTGAGCTGGCGTAGGATCATATAAATGAAAATGCACTCCGTGATCAGTGTTTCTAACCACGCTGTTGGCCAATGCAGGCCCAAATCTATCAAAATAAACAGCATCGGCGGCTGCATATATAAAAAATTGATTCTGGTCTAGGTTTCCGTGTAGTGGTGGTAGCATCATAGTTAAATATATTTAACCTTATGCGTGTGGCCTACTTTCCAAATCAATGTGCTTTAAACAGTGTTCCTGTCGTGCAGGCCATGCTGGATGGCCTGCGATCTAGTGGGCATATACCTGTTGAAAACGGGCAAGATTGCGATGCGGCTATAATATGGTCAGTGCTATGGTCAGGCCGAATGACCGCAAACAAGCAAGTTTACAAACATTATCGAGCACAAAATAAGTCAGTTATTATAGTAGATGTGGGCGCACTGTATCGTGGCAAAACTTGGAAAATTGCTGTTAATCATATCAACCGGTTGGGTTACTATGGGCACACTGAAAACTTGGATATGGACCGTCCCAAAAAGTTAGGTATAAGTCTAGCGTTGAATCTCAGTCGCAATCCGCAAATTGTAATTGCTGCACAACATAAAAAAAGTCAACAAGTTGCAGGACTAGTTAGTATGGAAGATTGGATTTCAACCCAAGTGGATAACATTCGAGCTGTAACAGATAGACCAATTGTGATTCGCCCACATCCTAGAAGCCCATTGGATCATACACGATTTCACAGTGTAACTATAGAACAACCTAAAAAAATAAAAAGCACCTATGACAGTTATAATTTAGCATTTGATTGTCATGCTTTGGTTAACTACAATTCAGGTCCTGGAATACAGGCCGCGTTGGCCGGCACCAGGCCCATAGTTGATTCAAGTAGTTTAGCGCACCCAGTTGGTGTACAAATAACAGATATAGAAAAGCCATATGATTGCGATAGAGATCAATGGTTAGTAGAGATCTGCCACACAGAATACACCCTAGAAGAAATTACCCAAGGCCTATGGCTCAAGAGATTATGCAAGGCCCTATAAACTGTGCCTGTGTTATACACGGCACAGCATACTCGTGGAACTACGTAGAACGATTGTACAACATGCTGAGCCGGAACATCATTCCAGGCATTAGATTACACGTCTACACCGAAGCCGACAGACCGGTACCTAAGCACATGATCAAACATATACTTGAACCGTGGTCTATTGCTAGTCCAAAAAAATCTTGGTGGTATAAAATGCAACTTTTTAATCCCGTGCATCATGCCGGGCCGTTGTTGTACTTTGATTTGGATACTGTAATAGTAAGCAACATCGATTGGATTTGGCAACAACCCACTACGTATTTTTGGGCCATACGTGATTTTAAGTATCTATGGCGCCCTAATCATACAGGTATAAACTCCAGTGTTATGTGGTGGGACACTCAGCATTATCAAAACATATGGACTACATTTGTTCACCAGGACCTAGCCACAACTATGCGAAAATACCCAGGCGACCAAGATTACATTTCAGCCGAAATTCCTGAAAATCAACGTAGATTTTTTGATACAAATCGTGTGCAAAGTTGGCGCTGGCAATGCCTCGACGGCGGCTACAATTTCCGTAAACGACGTCATCAAACGCCAGGCACTGGTACACACGTCTCGGACAGCACCAGCATTATGGTATTTCACGGCAATCCTAAACCTGATCAAATTATGGATCAAACCGTGGTTGCTCACTGGCGATGATAAATAACTGCACAGGAGATTTAAACAATGGCAAATAGAACAATACAATTTTTAGGCAACGGATATGCTCCAACTGGAACAGAACCTATTGTAATTACAGCAACCTTAAATGGAAATGTAGTTTATACTGGAAATATTCCAACATTATATACCAGTGATGTTAGTAGAGCGCCAGCAGACCAAGTGGTATTGTTTACCTTTGAAGTACCTATAAATTTTGCAGGTACACAACCCATGTCAATTTCACTAGATAATCCAGTAGGAGTATCTACATTTTTTGAACAAATTATGTCAAATTACATGCCTTTACTTAATCCAGTATACACCGAAAGTGAAATTGGTGTGTTAACAGATCCTGCAAGTACAACAGCTGAAAAAATTGCAATTTATACTGCAAAAGCCGTCCCTCCATTAAGCGGCGCTGAAATTGCAATATTAGAGAACGGTACACCGGCAGAACAAACCGCTGTTTTAGAAGCCCATAATTTAACTACAATAGTAAGTTCTGGTCCAGACACGTTTATAAATCTAAACGGACCTAACGAACCTAGAAGTAATGTTGTAGTTAATGGAGTAGCAAAGACTCGTGGCGACACTCCTCCTGGTACTTGGGGTTGGATGGTAGAATTTCCAGCAGAAGGATCTGGCTTAATGGAATGCGATCTTACTGCAATTGCCGGACTAGAATAAGTTAGTACACACTAACATAATAAAAAGCCCTAGTTCTAGGGCTTTTTTTACGATTGACCATTAAAGACCTTTTTGCTATAATAGTATTATAACAATTAATAAAGGAGTTTTAAATGGAATCAAACACAATCCTAATCTTAATGGCACTAGCATACGGTGTATTCATGGGCTATTGTTTGGGTCGTTATCAAGGGTACAAAAATGGTGCTGACATAGCCCGTGAAATATACCGCAAGTAAGTGGTTGACCAAAAATACCCAATTTGTTATAATAGTTGTATAGTTAATAAAAAGGAGCTAACCTTGAGTACAGTAATTATTAAAAACGGAATATACCGTAATCAACCCGTAAACAATGTGACCTTTAATTTGGTGAAGGGTTACCAAACAGGAGCCAAAGGAGGCTACGTGACTGTAAAATCAGATGGCTTTTTTGGCCCAGACTTACCAGATGTAGTTCGTGTTAATGTAAACACAATTGAAGATATTGAATTTACTGCCGAATCAGTGTCAGCAGGTGAATTTGTAGCACCCATTGCTCACGCCCAAGTTCATGTTCATGCTAAAGCGCCGGTTGAAACTGACGAAGAAGTTATTGCTCGTATTGGCGAACGCTTTGACATTCTTGACCAAATGACCAAGGCCACAATTGCCGGCGATGTCCGTGCAATGATTGTAGTTGGCCCTCCCGGTGTAGGTAAAAGTTATGGTGTAGAAAAACAACTAGAACATTCAGGGTTGTTTGACAAATTGTCAGGCCGTCGTGTCAAGTATGAAGTTATTAAAGGTGCAATGACTCCAATTGGTCTGTATTGCACCCTGTATAAACATTCAGACAAAAACAATGTCTTGGTGTTTGACGATTGTGACTCAGTGTTTCAAGATGACTTGAGCTTGAACATTCTCAAGGCCGCATTGGACTCAGGTAAGAAGCGTAGAATCTACTGGAATAGTGATAGTGCTATGTTGCGCCGCGAAGGCGTTCCAGACATGTTTGACTTCAAAGGATCGTGTATTTTTATTACCAATCTACAGTTCCAAAACCTCAAGAGCAAGAAGTTACAAGACCATTTGGAAGCATTACAAAGTCGTTGTCACTTCCTAGATCTTACCCTTAACACTATGCGTGATCGTTTCTTGCGTATCAAACAGATTTACCTAAAGGGTGAGTTATTTGCAGACTACGATTTTACTCAAGAGCAAGGGGACGAGATCATTGGCTTTATGGACGCTAATCAAAGTCGTTTACGTGAAATGAGCTTGCGTATGGCACTTAAGATTGCAGACTTGACTAAAGTATCGGGTGATAACTGGAAGGCTTTGGCCGCTAGCACTTGTATGAAGAACAGTTAGTATGGTAGCTCCTGGGTAGTTTTTAACTACCCATTTTCAACAGGCACTTTGGTGCCTGTTTTTTTGATCTTTTGTTTTAAGTATGTTATACTAAGTTATGATCTTAACCATTAATCTATTGGATTTAAAATTGCAATTTCAAGTATTGGATAATTCAATTGCTCAATTATGGCTCGAACGTATGAGTAAACGAGAGCAGTGGCCGTTAGATGACCCTAAAAGATTTTATGGGTTTAACACCCAAGACGAAGACCAACGTATTGCCTTGGTAAAAATAAAAGAATGTATCCAAGGAATTAATAGTTGGCAACCGTTAATCACTCGGGACTTATCTACGGTCAACGATCAAGACACATTAAATTATCTACACAATATTTTTGAACAATGGCATGGCCTGTTAGACCAACATCCAGTACATCCAAAATATGGCCCCATACCTCAAGAGACAAGACAACATCTAGCCAATTTAAATGTCAGTGTCCACAGATGCGAAAGCGCCGCACGTGGCAATCGTCCTAGATTTGTTTGCACTTGGTTTGGCATGCCAAAGATCAACACGTTACCTGTAGAAGTTATGCATGAATATGGAACTTTAAATCCCAAATTTGGTAGCGTATGTTTGAACTATTCTGAGATAGGCAAAACCCTTGAGGACCTTACACAAGATCGTGATAACTACATAAGTGATGATGCATTTAAACCTTTTAATCATTATTCAGCAGACTTCAATGTTCGCATGCATGAGGAAACAGTCGACTATATTTCTGACAAATTAATTAGAATGCAGAAACATTTTAATCTACATAGAGATTTTTTCTTTGATCAAGGGTTTACAGCATTTCAAGATCCTAGACTGTTACCTTTGCGTTTTCCTGTAGCAGAACTCATTGAAACCCAACCTAGAGATCAGTTAATAGAAGCAATTAAGCAAAATCAGCACATTACACAAGTTACCTTACAATGAAAACAGCCACTATTATAATTCGAGACGAAGTAAACATCAAAATTGAAGGACTTGAACTTGATGCTCGCCGCGCTTTAGTTAATGCGTTTAAGTATGATGTTCCGGGCGCCCGTTACTTGCCCGCTGTTAGACTTGGACGATGGGACGGCAAGGTAAGTTACTTCCAACTGGGTGGTAGCACTTATGTAAACTTGCTACCGGAGATTATTCCTATACTTGAAAAGTTTAACTATGACATTGACTTAGATGACCAACGAGATTATTCTACGACATTTACTTTTGAGAAAGTGACAGAAAAAACATTCAGTCATATTGTGTGGGGAAAAGGACATCCATTAGAAGGTAAACCAATGGAGTTGCGCGACTATCAAGTTGAGATCATCAACAACTTCCTTGAGAACCCACAATGTATCCAGGAGATCGCCACTGGCGCAGGCAAGACTGTAATCACAGCCTCACTCAGTAATGCAGTGGCACCATATGGTCGCACCATTGTTATTGTGCCCAACAAGAGTCTAGTAACACAAACAGAAAAAGACTATATCAACATGCAACAGGATGTTGGTGTTTACTTTGGCGATCGTAAGGAATGGGGCCGCCAGCATACTATATGTACATGGCAAAGTTTGAATGTGTTATTGAAGAATACAAAAAACTCTGTAGGTGATGTTACTATTGGCGAGTTTCTTGAAGATGTTGTGTGCGTTATTGTTGACGAAGTGCATATGGCCAAAGCTGATGCATTAAAAAGTTTGCTTACAGGTGTAATGAGTCGTATACCATTGCGTTGGGGACTCACAGGAACCATACCTAAAGAACCCTTTGAATTTCAAGCCTTAAAGTGTAGTCTTGGTCCGGTAATTAATCAGCTCAGTGCCAGTGAGTTACAGGATCGTGGTGTACTAGCGCAATGCCACGTGAATGTGGTACAGTTAGTTGATCATGCAGAGTTCTCTAACTATCAAAGTGAACTAAAGTTCCTACTAGAAGAGCCAGACAGACTTAAAACCATAGCACACCTGATAGCACAGGTTAATGCCACAGGTAATACTCTGGTGTTAGTAGATCGTGTAGCAGGCGGTCATGCCTTAGTGGACTTGTTAGGCGATCAGGCAGTGTTTGTTAGTGGAGCTACAAAAGCAAAGGATCGACAAGATGAATATGACGAAGTGGCAACTAGTACTGGAAAAATCATTGTGGCTACCTATGGTGTTGCTGCTGTGGGTATTAATTTGCCTAGGATTTTTAATCTTGTTCTTGTCGAACCTGGCAAGAGTTTTGTCCGGGTCATCCAGTCGATCGGCCGCGGAATACGAAAAGCTGAAGATAAAGATCATGTGCAAATCTGGGACGTAACCAGCACCTGCAAATTTGCGAAAAGACATCTAACCAAACGCAAAGTTTTTTATCGAGAAGCTAATTATCCATTCACTCAAGAAAAACTAGAATGGAAATAAAGGTTGCATCTACTACAAACTATGTTATAATAAATTCATGCGTATACTTACATTAGATAACACACCATTTGATTTGGATCATCTACCAGAGGAAGTGGATGACATGCGGTTTGCCATATTTGATAATAGCGATCCTAAAGACCCAGACTATCATTACATTCCCTTAATCTTTTTAGAAAGTTTCACAGCACCCGCACTAGTTTTACGTGTTGGCGAACATAGAGTGCGTATGCCTGTGGACTGGCAAATACTCATAGGTGAACCTGATCTAGGAGACCTGGAAGTATTGCCATTAACCAGTATTAATGATCGCGGATTTAAAGCATTTCAATTCAACCCTCTTAGCAGTTTCCGTCCTAGTTTTCTAGATATTGAGATTATTGATGTATATCAAGAAGTAACATGGTATGCTCCTAAATTAAAAAACGGTCAAATGTTGTGTGTACCATTAGGCATTGGTGAAAAGCCTGACTGTGTTTATTTTGTCAAGGACATTAGTCGCAACTGTGAAGTGGTAAATTACAATCAGGCTTGGTAGTGGATAAACTGTCAATACAAAATGAAATGATGTGCTTTGATCGCAAAGATCGAGATTTTTATTCCAGCCTTACAGACGAAGAGCGCAAGAAGTTCAGCAACTTCCTAATGATACGCTGGGGCTCAAGTATCCAAGGCAGTGCAGAGTTACAACATTATTATTTGCAAAGTAGTAATCACTATGTCAACAAACATTTTTTTGCAATTAATCGTCATCCTAAACTGCAATGGTTATGTGCTACAGCAGTGAGCCCAGGCCTAGGTACACAACGACATCAATGGATTGCTCCTAAGAAAAAAGAAGCCGGCGCCAGTGGTATTCGAAAACAAATTGTTGAATTGTTCCCACATTTAAAAGATGACGAAGTGGAACTAATGGCCAAGATCAATACCAAAAAAGACATTGATGCTTACCTTAAACAGCTAGGGCAAGAAGTTAAAAAATGAAATATACCTGCCAGTATTGTAAGAAAGATTTTATTAAAGAATCTAGTCTGGCAGTGCATTCATGTGAACCTCGTCGTCGTCGTCAGCAAAAAGACGAAGCCGGAGTACGTCTAGGGTTTCACGCTTACATAAAATTTTACGAACTTACACAAGGCAGCGCCAAACTAAAAACTTATGATGACTTTTGCGAAAGCCCTTACTATCGTGCTTTTGTAAAGTTTGGTCGTTATTGTGTAGACGTTCGAGCTATCAATCCAGCGCGATTTACTGAGTGGGTACTGAAACAAAATAAAAAAATCGATCACTGGTGTAAGGATAGCGTCTACACTGAATATCTTACAGACTATTTGCGTGTGGAAAATGTAAATGATGCACTAGCCCGTGCCATGGAGTTTGGTATAGACTGGAGTGAACAACACGGTCACCCTGCAGAAGATTGCTTACGGTATGGCAACACCAATGCCATGGTCTATGCTGTGACCGCAGGACGTATCAGTCCATGGATTATCTACAATAGTGCCGCAGGACAAAAATTCCTAGCAGAGTTAGACGCCACGCAGGTCTCTATGATATGGCCCTACATTGATGCAGATTTTTGGATGAAGAAATTTCGAGACTATCCAGCAGATCAAGAATACGCTCGAGATATACTAACTAAGGCAGGTTGGTAATGAGCGCAGATATTGACTTAGATTTAGCTGATAGAGATCAGCTGTTAAAATTAATTCAAGCAATCCCGGCTAGACAACTGCATCAAGGCCAAGCACGTCGCCATAACAGTGGTGTGTACGTTACTGATATTCCATATGATCCTGTTAATGCTTGTGCGGCTATAGATTATGAACAAGCTGAACAACTGGGGTATTTTAAAATAGATTTGTTAAACATGAGTGTTTATCAACTGATAAAAAACCCAGAGCACTATGAGCAAATGTTGGGTCAAGAACCCGCCTGGTCACGTTTATGGACAGATTCTGAGTGGGCAAAGCAGTTAGTACACGTGGGCAATTATACAGATTTACTTGCCACAATGAAGCCAGATTCTATTCCAAGAATGGCAGCATTTATTAGTATTATTAGACCTGGCAAAGCGCATCTGCAAAACACGGCCTGGAACAAAGTGTTTGAATCGGTGTGGGATGGTGATGACAGCCGCGGATTTGTGTTCAAACATGCTCACGCTATCGGCTATGCAGCCTTGGTGTCGTTACATATGAATCTGCTTAGTCAATCCGTCGAACAAGTGTAATTGATTTTCTCTTAGACTTTTTGCGACCCATGTCGCTAAGACTACAAACAGGGCCGTGCAATACTTCTAAATCTTTGTTAATAAAAGTACGCAGGTAAGGTTTAAATTGATCCCAATCGTGCTTGAGGAATATGTTAATAGGTACACTGCGATTACTTTCCCACCACCAAACATTGGCCAACTCTAAAAATTGTTGCTTGATTTCCAAGTCTTGTATGGCGCCAAAATCATAGATAGTAGTTATAGCATCGTCCTGATTTTGTATAATGCCCACGTATTCCGTTGTGGCATAAACACACAAGGTTATAAATGGGTATTTTTCCGCTAGTTTTTCAAAGAAATCATTGTTCATATCTACGGATATTTACCAAACCATTCTGAGACCCTATTCTAAACCGGCTAAATACTCTGTATGTACTCTACCCAGGTCTATATCTATCAACAGCTCACGCGAGTGTTACTCATGGATACAGGTGCGGGGGAAACTTTTACTTATAGGTACGATCCTGTGTACGCAAAACAACTAACCATAAACAAAGGCGTAGATAACGTGCTTTTGTTTGAATTCATTAATCAACAAGAAAAACCTGTTAATATCACAGGTAGTACGTTCCTATTCCGTGCAATCAACACTGCCGGCGACCGTATACTAGTTGAAAAGGAGCTGGTTACCTTGAGTGCCACTACTGGCCGAGCCAAGGTCACATTGACCACAGCTGAAATGTTGGAAGTGCTAGCACAACCAGCCACCTATAGTATACAACGTACACAACCCGGCGGCCTAGTCGAGGCAGTGTTTACTAATGCTCAAGCTGGAGCCCGTGCTCCTGTAAACATTGTGGACAGCGTGTTACCACAGTATGTGCCCAGTGCTCCACTCACAATACCCACGCTTAAATTAACAGCACAGGCCAGTGTTGATGGCACTGCCTGGAGCCAAAATCCTAGTAATCCTTACTGGGCCGGTAATCCCAATGGCGGAAACTACTGGAACAGTTTTACAAACACAGAATATTTCAGCAGTTTTATTGAGCCAGTTAATGCAGTAACTACAGTACAAATGACCTTGGATGGCTACACAGGAACAATCAAAGCACAGGCCGCCGAAAACTATGAAAGTCTTTGGTACAATGTAACCGAATCAACTACCTATTTGGACAAGACTGGCACCATCTACATGAACATTGTGGGTTGGTATCCCTTAATCCGCATGTGTTTTAACAACAGCATTTTTGCTGTACCAGATCAACCCAGTTTTCCGGCTATAGCTTTTGCCACAACAACCAACGGTGTGGTTACCGGCATCACAGTGACCAACGGTGGATCAGGATATCTAGCACCGCCCAAGATCAACATCATTGGCGATGGTGCCGGAGCCACAGCAGTGGCCGCAGTGTCAGGAGGTGTGGTCACTGGTATTACTGTGACCAATGGTGGAAGTGGGTACTGGTATCTACCCAATGCCGGATTTGGAGTAGGTACATACCCAAACAATCCTGCCCAGACTGGCGCCGCAGTAGTGATCAGTACCGGTTATGTGGTTGATCTACTGTACCGATAACTAATTTGTTTTAATTGTGGATTAGCATAAATAGGTATATGAAATATATCTATCTGATTACCTCGCCATCTGGAAAACAATATGTTGGCAAGTGTACATTACCGCTGGAACAAAAAGCAGTATTGTATCAATCGGCTGCCAAATATTACCCTGACATTAAAAGACCCATTCTGATTGCAATTAGAAAATACGGTTGGGATAATATGAAATTTGAAATTATTGAGCAAAACAATAAGTGGACAACTCAAGATCTAAATACAAAAGAAAAGTATTGGATACAATATTATAAAACATTACACACTGGATATAATATTACCGGCGGAGGTGAGGGGCATGATTCAGAATCGGCTAAACTATTTTGGGCCAATGCATCGAGCGACTGGAAACAAAAAAGGGCATTGAATTGTAGCAAAGGGCAATTAAAAAGATTTAAAGACAATCCTGAATCAGAAAAAACCAAAAAACGCAAAAGTGATGCTCATAATGGATCCTATAGAATTGAATCACCAGATGGCAGAGTTTGGGAAACAGATATTGGGTTAAAAGGGTTTGCCGAACAGTTTCAAACAGAGCTAAAAATCTCATATTGGGGCTTGTTTAATGCCTATAGAAAGTGTTATACTAACACAGTAAACATACGAACATCAAAAAACATTAACAAATGGATAGTAACAAGAATTGATAAATCAGACAGTTGAAACTTACTGGAGGCAAGGTCGAAAGATTAAGCAAACATCTTCTGGCTGGTTATCTGGAAATGCTGTTTGTTGCACACATCGTAGCGACACACAAGATAAGAGAGGCCGTGGCGGTCTAAAAATATCAGATTCTGGCTGGAGTTATTCGTGTTTCAATTGTGGCTATACTGCTAGTTTTGTATTGGGTAGAAATTTAACATTCAAAGCTCGTAAGCTATTAGAGTGGTTGAACGTACCCACAGAAGAAATCGAGCGCATAAATCTTGAAAGCCTTAAACATAAGAGTATAGAAGGTTTACTTGGAGAGCGCCAAGAGATTATTAATAAATTACAAAATATTGAATTTGAAGACAGAGATCTACCAGCAGATACACAAACACTTAATGAGCAGGCCAAAGAGTATCTGCGGAATAGATGTATTCCGCTAGATTATCCATTTTTGTATAAAACCATGCCACGTCCTGGAGTAGTAATTCCATTTACACATGATAATCAAGTGGTTGGTCACACCACAAGATTTTTAGACGATCGTACGCCCAGGTACATTCAAGACATACAACCGGGTTATGTTTTTGGCACAGATTTGCAAAAGTCCAACTGGCAAACAGTAATTATAGTAGAAGGTGTGTTTGATGCACTCAGCATCAACGGCCTAGCAGTATTACACGCAGAAATTAGTGATGCACAAGTTAGATTAATACGCAGTCTAGGACGTGAAGCTATAGTAGTGCCAGATCAAGATGCCGCTGGTATGAAGTTAGTGGATCGTGCAGTAGAACTAGGGTGGGCAGTAAGTATGCCTGAGTGGCCCGCAGGTATTAAAGATGTAAACGATGCAGTAATTCAGTTGGGTAGATTGGCCGCATTGATAACTATTATGCAGGCCAAAGAAACCAGCAAAATTAAAATAGAACTAAGGAAGAAACAACTTGTTAAAAGACTACGGGCTTGATGTCCAAAAACTATTTTTAGAAATGATGTTGCAAGACGCCGAAAGCTATGTGCGTGTGCAGAACATCTATAACCCAGAAAATTTTGATCGTAGTTTACGACCAGTAGCAGAGTTTATTGCCACACATAGCAATGAATATAAAACATTACCGGGTACAGACCAAATTCGAGCTGCAACCGGCGTGGTATTGAATCACATTCCTGACCTAAACGAAGGTCACTTTGAATGGTTTATGACTGAGTTTGAGGGATTTACTCGCAGACAAGAACTAGAACGTGCAATCTTAAAATCAGCCGACTTGTTGGAAAAAGGCGAGTATGATCCTGTAGAAAAACTAATCAAGGATGCAGTTCAAATCAGTTTGACCAAGGACATGGGCACAGACTACTTTGCTGACCCGCAGGCTCGTATCAACAAATACTTTAATTCGGGCGGACAAGTGTCAACAGGATGGCCACAAATGGACAAGATCTTGTATGGTGGATTCAGTCGTGGCGAACTTAACATTTTTGCCGGTGGATCTGGTTCGGGTAAATCGCTTGTTATGATGAACATAGCATTGAGTTGGTTACAGGCCGGACTCAGTGGTGTTTATATCAGTTTAGAACTGAGTGAAGAACTGTGCGCCCTAAGAACTGATGCCATGTTGGCCGGGATGAGCACAAAAGAAATCCGCAAAGACATTGATCAAACCGAACTTAAAGTTAAACTTGTAAGTAAGAAAGCTGGGCAGTATCGTATTAAAGCATTGCCGGCGCAGAGCAACATCAATGACATTCGCAGTTACATAAAAGAAGTTCAAGTACAGACAGGCATTCGAGTAGATTTTATCATGTGCGATTACTTGGATTTGTTGATGCCGGTCAGCGCCAAAGTAAGCCCAAATGACTTGTTTGTCAAAGACAAATATGTGAGTGAAGAGTTGCGCAACTTGGCCAAAGAACTCAATGTGTTGTTTGTCACAGCGTCGCAGTTGAATCGTAGTGCTGTAGAAGAAGTAGAATTTGATCACAGTCATATTTCAGGTGGTATCTCTAAGATCAATACAGCTGACAACGTGTTTGGTATCTTCACAAGCCGTGCCATGCGTGAGCGTGGCAAGTATCAAATACAATGTATGAAGAGTCGTAGTAGTACAGGTGTAGGCATGAAAATTGATTTAGATTATAACATTGAAACCATGCGCATCACTGACCCAGGCGAGGAAGCCGGCCCTGTTAATTCCTTTGCCAAAGGCAATTTACTAGATAGTATCAAAGCAAAAAGCACAATGATTAACGGAACAGAGCCTGCTAGTCCAGTTGAGCGCGAAGACAATGTAAAAATTACAGCAGATGTGCAAAGTGCCAAGTTAAAACAATTGCTAGGCCAAATCAAACAGTCATGAAAGACAAGAAATATTTCTGTTATGAAATATATAAAAATCTTGCCATATGGTCCTACAACGGTCAATTAGGTTATAATCCATGCAGTTTCTTTAAAGGATATATTAAAACGTCTGAGGTATTTGATTTAGATAGCATCTGGAATGGCCCAGAACGTGCAGAATTAAAACGATGTGTAGAAACAGATACTCCTATTCCCGGATGTTCTAGTTGTTACAAAGCTGAAGAAAACGGATTAGTAAGTCGTCGCTTAGCCAGCCAAAATTTATATGAAAACTATCATTATGATACCGACATTGATTTAAATGCACCACAAGGTTTAGATTACAGCGTAGGAAATCTTTGCAATTTAAAATGTGTTATATGTGGCCCACACAACAGTACAGCGTGGGTATCTGACTATCAAAAACTTTACCCCCTTAAGACAATCGATCAATTCAAATATGAAAAATTTAATCAACTTGAAACATTTGATTCAAAATTACTTAAAAATATAAAAACTTTGCACTTTCATGGTGGCGGCGAGCCGCTGATGAGCAATAACCATATTAATTTACTTAAAGAAATAAAAAAAGTTAAAGGCCTTGACAATGTTCGTGTATTTTATAATACCAATGGTACACAACAAGCCACACAAGAATTATTAAATTTGTGGGGAGAATGTCAGTTAATTGAATTATATTTTAGCATCGATGACGTAGGCGATAGATTTAATTATCAACGAACTGGTGCAGATTGGAAATCGGTAACTAATAATTTATTATGGTATCAAGAAAATATGCCTCATAATCATATGTTTAACATAAATTGTACTTGGAGTTATTTAAATTTATATTATCTAACAGAATTAGTAGATTGGTACCAATCTAATTTTTTAACTAATCGATATGGAGATCCTGTAAATTTAATTTTTCAACGTGCTATTGGAGATTTTAATATTGTGCACTTAAATTCTACTGCAAAGAAAATTTTATCTGACAGATTCTCAAACTATCCGCAATTGCACAAGTTGTTAGACGGGATTGAAATCGACAATACTCCACACTTGGCGTTCTGGGAGCTTATTCAAAAAATTGACCAAATTCGTCAAATTGATTATAAAAGTGTGTTTCCAGAATGGAGTCAACTACTATGAATATATTATGTTCTGGAAATCCATATCATTCGACAGTGGCTAGCGCAGTAAAACAACGTTTTCCTTCTGCGGAGTTTGCTAGTCGAGCTACAGGGTATGATTTAAGATTTTGGGATCCAGGTAGCGAACAACATTTTAGACAACAAATTGCTCACTACACCATATTTATTAATAGTTCTTTTATCTGTGGTAACGGTCAACTAGCTTTATTAGAGACAACACACGAGGAGTGGGCTAAACTTGGAATCTATGGTCACATTATTAATATCGGAAGCACAGCAGAGTACATAGGTATAAACGATAATAAAGCCAAAGACAAACTATATGGCACCTATTCAATTCAAAAAAGAGCGTTAAAAGACCGTAGTTTGCAGTTAAATGGATTAAACAATATTAAGACCACACACATTATTGCTGGCGGATTAAACGATAATGCTCCGGGGCATGAAACATGGTTAGAGTTAACCCACATTGCTGATACTATTGCATGGGTTATGGCCCATCCTTGCATAATTCCATTGATAGAGATCCGGGCAAACCATTTAAAACCGAATAAATAATAAAAAGGTCCTGGACTAAAATGCAAAAGAAAACACGTAGTTTATTGGAAGAATTAGACTCAATGTATGTTGAGCGTGATCAACGCCATGTTATTGAAAACCGCGCCACCAACATTATATCTAGTGCTATACGCTTGCTAGAGCAGATTGACTCCAGTTACAGTGTAGAAGATGCTCAGAATCTACAGAGAAAATTACTCAACGCTATTAATCAGCGTGACCCAGGCAAATTTACACGCACAGTGAGACGCACAGATGCAAATTCATGAACTAACAAAAAAGAAACAATTTGAACTAGAAGAAGTTACACTTCCTTCTGAATGGATTGCAAACAAAGCCAAGGGAGCCGCTCAAAAAGTAGGCGGTGCTGTTTCAAATTTTAAAGGTGCTTATCAAGATGCATCTGCAGATCGTAAAACTGGTGAGCTGTTTAATAAGGCCTATCCTATATGGAAAAAATATGAAAGACAGTTGCTAAGAACCAATCCAAATGCCCGTGCAAACGGGCAACTTGAACAAGCATTATTAGCATTTGTAAACAAAAATTTACTTGGTGGTATGTATTTGCCAAATGTTATTAACAAAGATAAAATTGTCAGTCTGGTCAAACAAATAAGCAATAGTGGGGCACCTGCACAACAACCGCCTGCAACACAAACTAATACCGCAAGTGCCGGCGCGGCCACGGCCCCAATTAGTAAAACTAATGTAGCTAAATCAGGCAATCCTAATCAGCCACAACAAACACCATTGCAACAAGCAACAGCTCTACAACAACAAGTGCAAGGACAGAAACCTGCGGCAACATTTGGTAGAGTTCCTTCTGCCACTGCACCAGCAAAACCTGGACAGATGCCTGCCAGTGTTGCCAACAGTCCTAAAGGAAAAAATACAATAAAGGCATATGGTAAACCAAAAGGTGGAATACAAGGAATGACATCGGATCTTGAAGAAGCAATCCCTACTGTAAAACCCACAGCACGACCTGTTGGCGGATTGGCAGCAAGATCGGCGCAAAGAAACGCACCAGCACCGGTTGCTGGTCAACCTACACCTGCAACACCAGCAACTGCTAAACCACCGGCAACCCCCGCACCTGCAACACCAGCAGCACCTGCACCTGCTGTTGCACCGACCAACGAAAAAGAATTATTTAAACAATTGGTTCAACAGGCAGGATTGGCACAAACATCAGCTCCGGGCGCAGGCAACGGCAATGCCACCGGTCAGTCAACTATTGCACCGGGTGGTACTCAGGGCAGCACTCAAGATGCAGAAGGAATGGCACAAACATTAAAACAACAACTGGATCCAGCAATTGCTAAAGGCCTACCGGCACTTGGCGCAACAGCGGCAAAACTAACTGGCACTAAACAAGTAAAATCAACAGGCAACCCTGCGGCGGATGGATTGTTACTACTAATGGGTTTTCAGGGTCTCTAATGAACATACTTGAAGGCGGTAATGTGTTCAAAGACGGCAACGGCCGTGCGTTAACCCAACGCATTAATCAGACTGACGTAAAAACAACCCTAGCATGGCTTGAGCAAATGTTGCCAGGACTTGACCTACAAAACAACACCCTGGGATCAACCGGCATTAAAGACACCTCAGGCGATTTGGATATTGCTGTTGACGCCAAACAATTAACCAAAGAACAATTAATAGCACAATTAACACGCTGGGCAACCAGCCAAAAACAAAAACCCGAAGACTGGGTCAAACAAACCGGCGCTGGCGTACATTTTAAAACACCTATCAACGGTCGTCCAGACCTAGGGTATGTGCAAACAGACTTTATGTTTTTAAACAACATACCTTGGAGCAAATTTGTACTTGGTGCCATGCCCACAGATTCAAAGTACAAAGGTCGTGAGCGCAATGTGCTAATGAATTCAGTTGCCAAAAGCATGGGTTACAAATTGAATCAAATTGCTGGAATTGCTGATCGTGCCACCAACAAAATTATTACTGACAATCCAGATGCTGTAGCCAAATTATTATTGAATAAAACAGCTACACGTCAAGACTTGGCCAGTGTAGAAACAATTCTACAAGCACTTAGCACAGATCCCAACCGTGACGCTAAATTAGCAGACTTTAAACAACACATGGAACGCGAAGGCCTGCCATTCCTTGAAAGTGCAGAACTATATCAACCGGTTAGTGATGTAAACTTCTTAGCCAAACTACGTGATCGTATTGTGAATCAAGGCATGCAGGTCATTGTTGAAGCCGAGGTTCAAGGCGGCCGTGCCAAAGGCATCGAACACTTAGAAGATCTTGTGTTCCGTAGCGGCAGTGCAGGTATTAAAAAAGCTCTAGACATTGTCAAACATACCTCAGCTGACACAGGCAAAACCACCACAGTCAAGTGGGATGGCAAACCTGCTCTAGTATTTGGTCGTGATCCAGAGGGAACATTTGTTCTTACTGATGTATCAGGATTTACAGCTCGAGGATATAATGGTCTGTTTACAAGTCCACGACAAGTGGCAAGACATTTGGAACAGCGTGATCGTGATGCTGAAGCACAAGGCCGACCAGCTACTCGCGTTGAAACACTGTTGCCTTTGTATGTTCAATTATGGCCCATGTTAGAATCTGCTGTTCCTAAAGATTTTAAAGGATATGTGCAAGGCGACCTGTTGTACACACAGCGTCCTCCTGAACAAGCCGGTAATTTTGTGTTTACACCCAACACTGTAGAATATAAAATTCCAGTGGCAAGCGATGTAGGTCAACGTATTACCAATAGCAAAGTTGGTATTGCCATGCACACACGGTATGCAGAACCTGGTTCTCCTAAAGAGCCTATTGGCCGTGTTGATTTTAAACAGGTTCCTGGACTACTGCTATTAGAGCCGGTGTATGCCAAAGAAAATGTACGACCAAATCGTCAGCTAGTACAGCAAGTTAAAGATGTGTACAACAGTCAAGGTGCTGCAATTGATCAGCTGTTTGATCCTACAGATCTTCGTGCATTACAAATCACTGATTTGCCTCGATTATGTATAGACTATATTAATAGTAGAGTAGGCACTGGGTTTGATAATTTATTGGCGCAGTTTGGACCATGGCTCCAACAACACGTTACCCCTAAAAAGTTCAACAACATTGTAGAATATATCCAAAGCCCACGTAGCAATTTAGATGGCATGGCCGCGGCATTTACAGCCTGGGTCTTGCTACACGATATCAAGATGGATATTTTAAATCAATTGGATCTACAACATCCGGGTCAAGAAGGCTGGGTAATGGCCACAGGAGCCGGCATGGCCAAGGCTGTTAACCGCTTAGCCGGTGGATTTACAGCGGCCAATCGCGAAATAAACAACTCAAAACAACCAGCCTAACTCTACTTTTTTGTCCCAAAAGGTAAATATTAGCAGGACCTCAGTGTCCATATATTAAGGAGATTTAAAATGGCTTATATTACCGTAGTTTCTGGTGGATCACAACCAGTATTTGCATTAGACACATTGAATGGTCCATTGCCACAAAGTACCAGCCTAGCTGGTAATTCAGTTCAACCACAAGGTCCTAAACTAGACTTTTTCCGTTTCGTTGCTGCTAACACAATGAACACACAAGGTGAAGTTAACGGTTTCGTGGCTAACGTGTTGCAAGCTCTTCAGCAAACAACCACAGTTGCGATGTATCAAGTTGATGGCACAGCCCTCAGCGTTGGTCTCTATCCTACTGGCGCATTTGCTAACACCACAGTTGCAACAGCTGCAGCTAACACAGCTGGTGTTGTTGGTGTTAATCAAATCAACAGCTCAACCAATGTTGGTTTCAAGTTGTCAACCTAATCAATTTTTTATTGATGCTCAAAACCCACTTCGGTGGGTTTTTTGTTGACTTTAATATAATAACTTAAATACTGGTATGATGGTTAATAAAATTACCGAAGTAACAATATTTGAAAGTCCTGATGGTGGACGTACAGTATATGCCCGGCAACCCGGTAATACCAACCGAGAATTGTACAGTCAAGATCCGGCCTTGCAACAAGAACTTAAAGATTTAGAAAATTCAAAACGTTGGGTAGAAATTTTACAAGCTCGACGAGACGATCCAGAACTCGACCACTTGTGTGAACAGGTTGAAATCCTATATGAACTCGGTAGGAACTCCAAATGAAGTTTGCCTGTCAAACTCAATTTGATATTACCGTGACCGGCATAACTGGTCATTTTAAATCAGCTCATATGCCATTCCGGGATCGTGCTGGACAATTGATACAAGATACTGAATCTTGGAATCGCAGTCGTAATCAACAACGCAATTGGGAAACACTTACACAAATCCTGGGCCTTCGCACACAATTATTTGCTCTTACCGACCCAATACCGGATCAAACTGGTACTCGATGGATGTTTGAATTTGAAACAGAAACCGATGGCATTTATGGCCCCAACAACGACCCTACACAAGTGCTAAGAGCAGATGCCAACGGAGTTCCTATGTTGCGTGAACTCAATAACACTCCAGATATTGAATCTATTTTAGTCACCGACGGACCCAAACAAAACATTTGGTTTGCACCTATTTCCATAAATAATTAATAGGATCTGCACAAGAGCCGATCCACAAAAATAGAGAAAATACTATGATTGAAGCTACGGATATTGAAAAGAAAAGCCTAGAAGCGCATGTGGAACTGTGTGCTGAACGCTATAATGCACTAGAAGATAAAATGTCCGCCATGAGCGAAAGCATTGCACATCTTTGCACTATGGTACAAGAAGTTAAATCCAGTGTAAGTAAGTTAAGTGAAAAAAACACAGATAGATTAATTGGGTGGGGTGTTGGAATCATTGGATTTTTAGCAGCTTCGGTAATTTATCTTATATCTCACTACGTTCTTAAATGAAGCCAGACCAAGAATTTGAACGCCTGTTTCGCCAGGAATTTAAGAATATTACTCCTAATTTGATCTGGCAAACCGATGCAGGCGAATACGAAGCATTTGGACGATATCGCATTGTTCCGTTGCGTCCTGGATACCAAGTATTTTGTTCAGCCACAGAAGTGGGCACATTCCACAGTACTAAAACTGCACTCAGTTGGTGTATAGCCGACAAAAACCGTGCCTACAATACAGCACGTGAACTGCTAACAGTAGACAACAAATTAAATGCATTGACACAGGATATCAATGCTAGAGCTGCTGTAGGTGACCGTAGTCAAAGCCCAGCGTTACGTGAAACTATTTTAACCAAGCTAGAAAGCAAGATCATACACAAAAAACAACTAGAAAATCAACTAACCAAATGTGTAGAATGGGCTAAATATATTCAACAAAAGGGATTCGATAATGAAACTGCAAGAACTGGCCGTAGCCAACCCAACAAAACAAGCCGCTAAGGTTTTTGAAAGCTATTTTGGAACCAGTATCAAATTTGATACTATTTCTCGCCGCCAAGCTCAAGGCCTATTAAACCGTGTACGCTCATTGATCAGCGAACACCGTCGCACTCCTGAGTTCCATCAAAGTGAACGTAACCCAGCATATCTTAAATTGGTAATGTTAGAGCAGGCTCTAGCCACTCAAGCTGTTGCAGGTCAACCCGCTGCTAATCCTCAACAACAACAAGCCTTGATGGCCGCCCAGGTTCAACAAAAGAAAAAGCAAATACAAGACACTATCCGAGCCAAACAAGAAGAAATTGCCCAATTGCAAAAACAAATGAACGATCCTACAATGATGGCCATGGCAGAAAGCAAAATTGCTCGTCGATTGCGCGAAGCTAGCGAAGTTCAGCAGGCTCAAGTTGTGTTGGCCAGTCAAGACATGGTTGACCAAGTGCAAAAAATGAGTGAACAAATCAGTGCCATGCAGTTTAAAGATTTACCAGCCTTGGTTGACCAGATCAAGAACGAAGTTGGGGTTGATCAAGCCATGCAGTTTAACACAGACGCTACAGCTGCATTGGCTGGACTGTTACAAAATTTGCAAGGCGCCAAGACTCAACTGGAGCAGGCATTGGGCGTAGTAACTGGGCAAGCTCCTACTGTTCCAGGTGAAGAACCTGCACCACCTGTGCCAGGTCAAGAGGAAGTTGCTATTGATGCTGAAATTCCAACCGTCAACGGTGAAGAAGATATTGATGCAGAAATGGATGCCAATATTGAACCCGCTGGTCTAGGACGTGAACGTAGATAATGTTAATCCGCGAAGTTGCAGACCCTAACACACAACGACTGGCTGCATTAAGCCAGTTTTTGCTTGGACGCAGTCAAGACGAAACGGCCAAAAAACAAATCAGTCAAACAGCTTTTATTGATCTAGCCAAGAGTTTAGGAGTGAATGTTACCGCAGACAATTTAGGCGACCTAATCAGTCAAGAACCACTGAGCAACATACTAGAGCCATTGGAACCAAATTCTAATGTGGTTCGATTCAAAGGTGACACAGAGGTTGCTACTGGCATGAGCGTGGACCAAGCCCGTGCGGTAGTAGATTCTAATGCCAAAGCGGCAATGAAGCGTCGTTCTTAATCAAAACGGTTGTAAATAATTTGGTAACATGTTATAATACACAAAGGAGTATACAATGGCCTATTCAGAAAAAGTAATTGATCACTACGAAAATCCACGCAACGTTGGAAAATTAGAAATAGATGATACTGTTGGCACTGGCATGGTGGGAGCCCCCGCTTGCGGTGACGTGATGAAATTACAGATCCGAGTTGAAGATGGAATTATAACAGATGCAAAATTCAAAACTTATGGTTGTGGGTCGGCGATCGCTTCGAGCTCACTTGTCACAGAATGGGTCAAGGGCAAAACGCTGGACGAGGCCGGAGCAATTAAGAACTCTCAAATTGCAGAGGAACTTGCACTCCCGCCAGTTAAGATCCATTGTAGTATCCTTGCGGAAGACGCTATTAAGGCTGCAGTAGCAGATTACAAAAGCAAACACTAATGATATCAGTGACTGAAATAGCCGCTAAAAAAATTGTGGCCAATTTAAACAAACGTGGTCGGGGCATGGGTATTCGTCTGGGTGTAAGAACTACCGGATGTTCTGGACTTGCTTATGTGTTGGAATATATTGATACTGTAAATTCAGAGGATATTGCCTTTGAGCAAGATGGATTTGTGGTTGTAGTTGATCCTAAAAGTTCTGCATATCTTGAAGGATTAGAAGTAGACTATGTACGCCAGGGTCTAAACGAAGGCTTTGAATTTATAAATCCCTTGGAAAAAGACCGCTGTGGTTGCGGTACTAGCTTCCGCATTTAACAATCCATTAGATAATAAAAATCCTATAAAATATCCTCTTGTGGATAAATAAAATATAGGAGAAATTATGTTTATAGAAGAATTAACAGAAACAAATAATTACACAAAGAAAAGCAAATTTGGTAAACTTTCAGAATATACCAGAACCAAAAAAATAATACGCTGGAAATGTGATCATTGTTTTGCTGAATTTACTAAAGCAAAAAATGGCAAAATATATGACCCAGAATCTAAATCCTACTGTAAAAATTGTATTTCTAAAATAGGTGTAGCAAAATTAGCGGGATCTGCAGGATATCAAGCAAAAATTAAAAATAAATTTACAAATAGAATTGGAACAGTAATCTCAGGTAAAGAAGGCTATCCAGAAGTATATATTGGTAAAGATTATCCTTATCGCCCGGGCGGATATAGATGTATTCGAGAACATATATTTGTAATGGAAACCTATTTACAACGTCGAATAGAAAAAGGGGAAATAGTACATCATATAGACGGTAATAAAAGAAATAATAAACTTGAAAATTTATTTTTAACTACAGTAGCAGAACATAATAAATTACATGCCGAATCTGAATCTATTATATTTGAATTAGTCAAACAGGGTCTTGTTATTTTTAATAGAGGTACAGCAAGATATGAACTTGTTTAACTTGACTCTGTCCAATAATTCTGTTATACTAACTTGATGTATAATCCAAAATTTATCTATCATGAACTAAGTCGTACCACAGATGAAGGCCGACGCTTGTATTCTACCCCAGATGGTAGCCGAGTACCTAGTGTAACCACTATCCTAGACAAGACCAAACCCGCTGAAACTAAAGCCGCACTAGAACAGTGGCGTAAAAATGTAGGGCATGCCAAAGCACAACAAATTACCACAGAAGCTGCCAACCGCGGCACCAGAATGCACACCTATCTAGAGCATTATGTAAAAGAAGGTGAACTAAAGGACCGTGGAACAAATCCGTTTGGCTGGGCCAGTCATGCCATGGCACAGACTGTGATTGAAGACGGACTGGTAAATGTTAATGAATTTTGGGGTGTAGAAATTCCTTTGTATTTTCCCAAGCTGTATGCAGGCACAACAGACTGTGTAGGCATTCATCAACAAGACGAAAGTATCCTGGACTTTAAACAGACTAACAAACCTAAAAAAGCGGAGTGGATTGAAGACTATTACTTACAGCTTACAGCCTATGCACTGGCACACAATGAAGTGTATGGAACCAACATACGCAAGGGTGTAGTGCTAATGGCAGTAAAGCCGCCAGTAGACGACATGGGGAACCCATTGGCCCGTCCGGTTTATCAAGAATTCATACTAAAACCTGAGGATTTTAGCTACTGGTCTGATGCTTGGTGGCGCAGATTAGAGCAGTACTACCTACTGGCCTAACCAGCTAAATACTGGATAGAATTCAAGGAAGACTAAATTGGCCATTGTACAGATCTCTCAAATTACTAACCGCAAAGGGTTAGCAGAAAATTTACCACAGTTAGCTGGTGCAGAATTGGGCTGGTCAACAGACACCCGCCAGTTATGGATTGGTAATGGTACACTACAAGATGGCGCCCCGGTTATTGGCAACACTGAAATCTTAACAGAATTCAGTGACATTTTAAACTTCACTAACACTTACACCTACAAAGGTCAAGCCGCTGGGTATACTGTACAAACAGGACCCACTGCTGGCGATCCAATAACCTTAAGTTTGCAATCATGGTTGGATCAGTTTGCCAGTGTGTTGGACTTTGGTGCAACAGGTGATGGAGTTACAGATGATACTGCGGCCATCAATCGTGCCTTGTATCAACTGTATTGCAGAGAAGTAAATCCACAAATACGCCGCAGTTTGTTTTTTCCAGCTGGTGTATATCGTGTGACCAGTGCTATTAAGATTCCTCCTTATGCCACATTAGTAGGTGAAGGTGGAGACAATTCTTTAATTGTTATGGATTCTGGTGTTGACGATTATGTATCACGCACGGCGGATAGTTTACAAAACATAGGAGTAAACATTGGTGATGCTGGCGCAATAACACCTCAATATATTACCATTACCAACATGGGATTCACACACTCTGATCCTACAGGCAGTGTGTTCCTAGTTCAAGACGCTACTAATTGTCGTTTTCAAAATGTAGGATTTCGTGGAGTATCAACTACTGCAGACTTAGACTCTGATGCTAACGGAAGTATTGGTGTAAGTTTTGCCAGCACCAGCAGTCTTGTTTGTGAACAAATTACCTTTGATGGTTGTGTGTTCTCTGGACTAGTATGGGGCATCAACACTAACCAGCAAACTAAAGCAGTTACCGTTTCTACCAGTCAGTTTAATACTTTATACAGAGGTGTTGTGCTAGGAACCGCGGCAGTGACCAATGGTGGTCCAACTGGCACAAGAATTGTAGGCAACCTGTTTGACGATATCTATGCCGAGGGTATTGTATTTGGCAGCAATCTTGTGTTGGCAATCAATGCCAGTGGTCATAACATTTTTTATGATGTGGGCAACCACTTTACAGGCAGCACAGGCACGCCTGCTACCAGCATTATCAGCATACAAAGCAACAACAACGTCAGTATCAGCGATCTGTTTGAACGCACTGATACATTTGCCACAACCTATCCTAGAATTGATCTCAACAACACTGTCAGCATAGCCACCACCAACGGTGGTCAGTTGGCCATGGGCACATACACACGTGAAAGTGGCGACTCGGCCACGCTAACCGACAATGACACAGGTACTGTGTTTGAACTCAATGCTACAACAATTCGAGCATTCAGTGTCAACTACACTATTGTGAGAGGTCCTGTATATCGTACCGGTACTATCATGGTAGCCACCGACGTTGGAGATTCTAGTCTAGGAATCACCTCCAGCGACGACTATGTAGAAAACAACAACACTGGTGTTACCTTAACAGTTGATCAAGCAGGCGACATAGTTAGTCTAACTTACACTGCTGACAACGCTGGCACCAATGCCACAATGACCTATAGTATCACATACCTAGCTTGATCTGGCCCTCTACATTTTCTGCCCGGCTGGAAAGCTGGAACCAGCTACGAGATCAAGTTCAAAATCTATCCATAGAATCAGCACTTGAAGACATCAATGCCTGGTGGTTTACGGCCCCATGGCGACCATATTACCTACATTGGGATGATCAATCCGCCTGGCCCGATCCCTGGCAACTTTTGAGCGATGATGTCTATTGCGATCTTGCAAGAGGGCTTGGAATAGTGTATACTATCAGTATGCTGGATCGTGCGGATATGGCGCCTACAACCTTGGTTTTGACTGAAGATGGCAGTAATTTAGTACAGGTTGCAAAAGAAAAATATATACTTAATTGGCAAGCTGAACAGGTCGTAAATACCTTCACTAAAGTAAAAATCAAAAGGCAATACCAGCTGGACCAAATTATCTAGCAGTAAACAGTACAATTAAGAATAGAGAGTATTAATGACGCAGATTACAGTAGTTAAAAGAAGCGGACAAAAAGAGCCACTGCATATTGAAAAGTGGCAGGCACAGGTTGCCAAAGTCTGTCAAGGCATTGCTGACGTAAGTCAAAGTATGATTGAGATCAAAGCACAATTGCATTTCTACGATGGCATTACCACGACAGAAATTGATGGTATTACATTGCGAGCTATTGTGGACTTAATTGATATAGAATCAAATCCAGATGTAGGTCACACCAATTATCAATATGTAGCAGGTAAACAACGCCTGAGTATGTTGCGTAAAGATGTGTATGGAACATATGATGTTCCGCATCTATATGAAATTGTAAAGAAAAACGTAGACACAGGCTTATACACATCTGAACTTCTTGAGTGGTATACCCAAGAAGATTGGAACCGCATGAACGACATGCTTGACCATGACAAAGATGAGGAATACAGTTATGCAGCTATTGAACAACTTATTGAGAAGTATCTTGTACGCAATCGCGCTACAAAGGAGATCTACGAGACTCCACAAATTAGGTATATGGTCGCGGCCGCTACGGTCTTTCATAAAGAAGAACCTGGATCGGCACGTATGCGTTACATCAAAGAGTATTACAACTGTGCGTCAGATGGTTTGTTTACTCTTGCTACACCTGTCCTGGCTGGCCTTGGCACTCCAACTAAACAGTTTTCTAGTTGTGTGCTTATCCGCAGTGACGACAACCTGGATAGCATATTTGCTAGTGGGGAGATGATGGCCAAGTATGCGGCCAAACGTGCCGGCATAGGATTAGAAATTGGTCGCCTACGTCCCCTGGGTGCTCCTATTCGCGGCGGAGAAGTCATGCATACAGGCATGATACCATTCCTAAAAAAGTGGTTTGGTGATTTGCGTAGTTGTAGTCAAGGTGGTATTCGTAACGCAAGTGCCACGGTATTTTATCCTATCTGGCATTATCAATTTGACGATCTAATCGTGCTTAAAAATAATCAAGGCACTGAAGAAACCCGAGTTCGCTTTATGGACTATGGTGTAGTGCTCAACAGTTTCTTTTGGCGTAGATTCAAAAACAAAGAATCAATCACATTCTTTGATCCTAATGAAGTACCAGACTTGTATGAAGCTTTTTACAAGAATACAGAACAGTTTGAAGAATTATATGTCAAGTATGAAAAGCGTAAGGATTTAAGAACTAAAACTATGGCCGCCGAGGATGTATTCAAAGGTGGCATATTAAAAGAGCGCACTGACACAGGACGTATCTATCTTGTGTTCATTGACAATGTTCAGAATCAAGGTCCATTTGATCCTGAATTCCATACCATTTACCAGAGTAACCTTTGTTGTGAAATACTTCTTCCTACTAAATCCTTTAAACGTCTGGATGACAGCGATGGCCGTATCGCTCTTTGTACGTTGGGTTCCATCAATTGGGGAGCTTTCCGTAATCCAGAAGACATGCGGCGTGCTTGTCGTATACTCCAGCGTAGCTTGTGTAATATTCTGGACTACCAAGATTTTCTTTCCATTCAGTCACAGTTAAGTAACCAAGAGATCCAGCCTTTGGGTATTGGTATTACTAACTTGGCCTACTGGCACGCCAAGCGTAGCCTATTGTATGGTGAAAAGGATGCTCTACAAGAAGTTAAATCATGGATGGAACACCAAGCCTACTACTTGACAGAAGCCACTGTAGAATTAGCCAAGGAACGTGGTCCGTGCAGTCATAGCGGATTAACACGTTATGGCCAGGGAGAGTTTCCATGGGAGCGTCGTGCTAGAGCAGTCAATGAGTTGGCTAATTTTAAACCAGAATTAGACTGGGAAAAATTACGTGAGCTAATGAAAGTTCACGGTGTGCGTAATGCTACCCTAATGGCCGTGGCTCCGGTTGAATCCAGTTCAGTTGTTATTAACTCAACCAACGGTATTGAAATGCCAATGAGCTTGATCACGGTTAAAGAAAGCAAAGCAGGAAGTTTAATTCAAGTTGCTCCAGAGTACAACAAGTTAAAAAACAAGTATCAACTCATGTGGGAACAGAAAGACTGTGACGGTTATATCAAGACCGCGGCAGTTATTGCTGCTTATGTTGATCAAAGTATCAGTACCAACACTTTTTATAATCCAGCACACTTTGCCGACCGCAAAGTACCAACTACCCTGATTGCCAAGAACTTGATGCAGGCACACCGTTGGGGCCTGAAAACATTTTATTATAGTTTAATTAACAAGACCGGTAGTAAAGGTCAAGATGAACCAGAAACAAAGTTAGAAGTTGTTGACTTTGATGAAGAAGCCGATTGCGAAGGTTGTAAACTTTAGTGAAATATCAAGAAATTTATAATAATTTAATAAATCGTGCATTATGCAGGATAAGCGAAGGCTATGTTGAAAAACATCACATAGTTCCTCGTTGTCTTGGTGGCACCGATGCTAAAGAAAATATTGTAAGTCTTTATCCTGAAGAACATTATCTTGCTCACCAACTCCTTGTTAAAATACATCCTACTAATGTTCACTTAGCTAATGCCGCAATGATTATGACTATACATAACACAGAAGCCAGGATGAATAACAAACTATTTGGCTGGCTAAGAAAAAAAGCATCTGAATTAGCTAAAGGTGTACCTAAGTCAGAAGAAACAAAAGCAAAAATGCGTAAGCCAAAAAGTGCTGAACACAGAGCAAACATAAGTAAAGCGCAACGGGCCAATGGCGGTAATGGACCTGCTAAACACAAAGAAGAATCAAAAAACAAAACTAGAGCATCAATGAAATTAAAGCCGCGAGCTAATAGGGTATGTCCGCATTGTAAAAAAGAAGGCGGGTTCTTATCAATGAGTCGTTGGCACTTTGACAACTGTAAGGAAAAATATGTCACGAGCGCAATATGATTTATCAACAAAAACAGATTATACACGCAGGAAAATGTTCCTTGATCCTGCTGGACCTGTCACAATACAAAGGTTTGAAGAAATTAAATATCAAAAACTTGGTAAGTTTGAGCAGGAACAAAGAGGGTTCTTTTGGGTACCCGAAGAAGTATCGTTAACCAAAGATGCTAATGACTTTAAAGAGGCAAGTGACACAGTTCGTCATATCTTTACCAGCAACTTGTTGCGTCAAACCGCACTAGATAGTTTGCAAGGCCGTGGTCCAGTACAAGTGTTTGGTCCTGTATGTTCCATTCCTGAACTCGAAGCACTGGTGATGGTATGGTCGTTTATGGAAACCAACATTCACAGTCGCAGTTACAGTCATATTATCCGTAATATCTACAATGTTCCTAAGGATGCGTTTAACACAATTCATGACACTAAAGAAATTGTTGACATGGCTAGCAGTGTAGGCAACTACTACGAAGCCTTGCACTTGGTCAACTGTCGTAAAGAACTGGGCGAAGCTGTAACAGAAAAAGAACACATCCGTGCCATCTGGATGGCCTTACATGCCAGCTATGCTCTTGAAGCATTCCGTTTCATGGTAAGTTTTGCTACCAGTTTGGCCATGGTAGAAAACCGTATCTTTATTGGCAACGGCAACATTATCAGTCTGATCCTACAAGATGAAATTTTACACAAGGACTGGACTGCTTGGATGATTAATCAAGTATGCAAAGAAGATCCACGCTTTGCTGAAGCTCGTGCTGAGTGTGAAGCTGAAGTATATGCACTGTATCAGGATGTTATCCGTGAAGAAAAACAATGGGCTGACTATTTGTTTAACAAAGGGCCGGTTATTGGACTCAACGCCAACATTCTCAAAGACTTTGTTGACTATACAGCAGTGGGCGCACTCAAAGAAGTAGGTATCAAGTATCAAACTCCTGCTCCTAAGACAACACCTATTCCGTGGTTTAACAAACACGTGAATACAAGTAATAAACAAACTGCACTACAAGAGTCAGAGTCAACTAACTATGTAATAGGAGTCATGTCGGACACACTTGACTACGACCAGTTGCCTAGTTTATAATAATAATAAGGAGAAGATTATGCAAGCGATAGTATGGAGCAAGGACGCCTGTCCTTTTTGTGTTCAGGCAAAAGCATTATTGGAATCACGTGGTATTGAATTTGAAGAACGTAACGTAAGTAAAGATTGGACTCGAGAGCAGTTGTTAGAAGCCGTACCTACAGCCCGCACTTTACCACAAATCTTTTTAGACAAAGCGTATATTGGTGGATTTACAGAATTAAGAAAACATTTACAAGGATAACATGAAAGTAGAATTAGATCAAGTTTATACATTTAAAATTGCCAACGGCGACGAAATTGTAGCAAAAATTATCGCAGAAAACGACACCGCATACACAGTGGCAAAACCATTGACAGTAATTCCGGGTCCGCAGGGTATTAACATGATGAATAGTTTATTTACAGCAGATCCTGACAAAACGGTCTCTATAAATAAACAACAGGTATCAATTATTGCACCTAGCCGTGAAGAAGTGTGCGATAGTTACTTGGAAGCAACCACTGGTATTAAGCCGGTACGTAATAGTAAAATTTTAATGGGCTAAGATGGGCAAGTCAATACAGCGTGTAGGAGATCGAAATACTGCCGGCGGCGTAATTCTCAATGGAGATGACACAGTATTGGTCAACGGTCGTGCTGTAGCTATCCGTGGAGTCTCTGTAAGTCCACATCCTTGTTGTGGCCGTAAGGGTTGCCCACCAACACATTGTAATGCAAAGACTCAAGCCAGCAATTCTACTGTATTGGTTAATGGTGTTCCGTTGATTTTTACCGATGATGTTGACACATGTGGACATCCTAGAGCAAGCGGCAGCCCCAACGTAATAGTAGGGTAATCATGGCCACAGGAACTTTAACCGCATTACAACTTAACGCTGCTGCAGGATTATTACAAAATCAAGGCATTGGCATTAGTGCCAACTTAACTTCTGCAATTTCTAGTTACGAAAATACATCGTTAATTTCTCCGTTGTTAAGCACAATCAGTGTGGGATCCACTGGAAATATATTATCAGCTAATGTCATTAGTAATGTTGAAACCTTGGCGGCTAATACGTGTTCGGCACTAAGCAACAGTATTCCTCCTGCATACAGTAGTCTTGGCACCCAAATGACCACAGCAGTATTAGCAGAGGCCGCAGTGGATATATGTAGTAATAATGTTAGCAAACTTGCACAAGCAGTCAACCAAGCACAGTCTTATACTGAACAATCTAGCATATTCATTAATAGCGCAGTAAATTCTCAAACCTATCTTGCTGATACATTCACTTCGATGAATAGTATGACTACTGGAGAGATTACTAATGTAAATTTAGCTACAGGCCCATTTGGTACTGACCTACAAAATTTAGGCAGATTAATCAATCTAAACAACCTTGGAAATTTTGGAAGTCCGCTGGCCTTAACACAACAATTGTATTCCGTGGCTGGAGTTATTCCTATTTTATCACAAGCGTTTGTTGCGGCTGGTATATCAACAGATATAGTACTGAACATAAACAGACCAACAACGTCAGTGACCGACAGTATACAAAAACTTATGTATCAGGCAATGACTACAATTACCGGAGACAATTTAAATCAAGTTTTAACAGTGTTAGGTGTGACTACCACGGGCATTAGTACTATGGCCGACTTGTTGAATCCACTAAAATTATTTCCTAACAGTTATCAGAGTCTAACAGCACCTACGGCCAATGGTCCTAGAGCAATATATCTTGATGCTGTTGGGTCGGTTAATACTGCATTGGCCACACAGTTACCACCTTACGTAATAAGTAGCCTAGTATGATAACCTACGATAGACTCAGTCAAATTATTCCTCCAGACCAGGCTTTGGCTGCTAAAGCGTTGGCTACCAGCCTTCAACGAATCTCTGGCGTTAAAAATATAACTTTGCCAGTGCTGGCTAATACAACTATTAATTTACAAACTACTAATAATCTTGACCAAATATCAGCACTAACACAAGCAGTTCCTGCTAATGTGGCCAGCTATCTATCAAATATTGCCGCCTCTAATGGAAATTCAGTTGTCATTTGTGACGTTTTAGGAATTGCCGCTGGATATCTAGTTTCTGATATTTTTATTAATACAGTGTCTACCCTAGCAAATACTAACACTACCTATCTAACCACAATATATCAAAACATGAATAGTGTAGTCGGTAGCGTATACGGTAATCCAGTCAACGGCCCTGTGACAATTCCTAGCGGTCAACCAGCTGCCGGAACATACTATGCAAACATAGCTAATGTGGGCAATGTTCTTACTGTGGTAGCTACAGCGGCAGATAATGCATTTACTGGCGGTGCTGGCGATGATGGAACCGGCAATGTTCTTCCAGCTACTGGGCCTGGATTATTTGCAGTGACATATCCCGAAATTGGAAATATTGTCACTAATAGTCCAGCACAAGTTGCCGTTCTTAATTCAAATTTTAATTCTCTTGGCGTACAGATTGTGCAAGAACAAAATTTACAATCAGCAGCCCAAATAGATTTTGGAAATCTTATTGCTAATAATAATCCCACAGTCTACAGTTTGATCAATAGTTTGCCTAGTTATGGTCGACAGACCGAACAAGGTGGCATGGCACAGTTCTGGGAAGGGGTTGCCATCATCAGCACGTTCACGGGCCAGGCTGTTGTAGCAGTACTAAGAGAAGGGCAAAACTTAGCATATCTAGGTAATGCTGGCATACAGACTAGTTCCTTTGTTCCAGATACTCCTAACCCACCTATTCCAACAGCAAATTTAATCCCCTCTACTTATACAGCCCAACAGGCCGCCAATTTAGTAGTCAAATAGGTGTTGTAAAAAAGCCACACCCAAACGGTTGACTCAAAATGCCCAATTTGCTATAATACTTGTATAGTGAAAATAAAGGAGCAGATGATGGGATTTGAATCAATTGTATTAAATCAAGTAGCCGACACTCTTAAACAAGATGATCTAGCTGAATTTTATAATGGCACTTTATTTGTGGGTAGTATAAACGAAAAAGAAGCTCGCCAAGTTTTCCATATGTTGAGTAAAAACTATGGAGTAGGCCGTGTTCAAGTAACTCCTAAAATACTCAGCACCGGTGAATATGCTTACGACTTTGTTGCGGAAAAACAACAGTCTAAATCTGAAGATTTTAGCCCGTTTGCTACTGTAAACAGCTAGGTTGACCAAAAATGCCCGATTTGTTATAATAGTTGTATAGTTAATAATAAGGAGCAGATATGACACAGAACCATTTAGCCCAGTACAATGTAGAAGAATTACAAGGCTACTTCAGTGACTTCCACAAGGACTTTTATGGTTTCCGTCCACGCACCCTTGGTAGTAGTGAAGACTGGAACAACCGTGAGTGGTTAGAAGCACAGATTACCCGTATCCACGACACTATGGATGCAATGAAAGAGACCTTTGTTGGTCGTGAAGAACTACGTCGCCAGGGTTGGGTAGTTGACGAAGCAGAATTTGACAATACTGTTGACCCTAAAGAATATGCCGAGTGGTCCGCTGATGGTGATGTACAGGCCTATGGGGAGATGGTATAATGGGTTTTTATAAAGATATTGAAATCGAAATCATGGAATGGCAGGCCCTGGGTCGTAGCCAAGAAGGGACTTACATCTACTTCAAAGACTATGTGACCCAGGAAGATGTGGCCCGTATCTTTGCCCGTGACTGTAATGAGGAGACAGTGTAATGGATTCTAAGAAAAAAGACATAATTACGTCACTTCGTCAGGTCCTGACCCGAGATCAGATTATGACCTTTGTATCAGGTCTACACGAAACCCAACGACAAATGATTGAATTAACAGTGACCGCAAAAGAAAAACAAGGTTTTCCAGAAGCCTCTGCAGTGATTAAACACATCATGGAGAAGAAATGAAACAATCTGCCTTTAGACGTTGGTTGCAAAAAATCTACATGGATCACAAAGATGAAGCTATAGAGTTAGGATACACTCCATGTGATGCTGATACATATTTTCGTATGTATAAATTTTGGTTAAAGCGCGAATATCGTCACCAACAAAATGATTAAACATTTAATTATTCTCAGCATTGTGTTTTTGGTTGGATGTGCAAGTCAGCCAGAGAAGAAATATTATCCTCCTGACATGAAAAACTTTGTGGCCAGCTGTAGCCAAGCCCGTACTCAAATTGATTATCTAACTCAAGAAATAAACAGTTACAATGAGTATTATAAAGATCGCCCTACTACCTTGGAAGATCGTAGAATGTATGGTCAGATGAAAAATGTTCTTTGGTCCTTGAGATCATCATGTTCCGTAAAACAACTGTAATTCTTGCATTGACTATGACTAGTACGGCGTATGCCGACTGCTATGTCAGATCGGCTGTGACCAACCAAACCGCAATATCGATTACCGCGGTGGCTGATGTAGAGCCATTGGTTGTTCCTATTTCCTTTACACAGAACAAGTGTATTGTAATGTTTAGGGCACAAGTAAATGGGCAGTGGATTACGGCCGAGGGAGAAAAGATTGGTCCAAAATCGATCAGTGAAAAGGACCTATGTGCTAGTGCAGTGGATTCTGGACGTATTCAGATACTAAGTAGAGCTGGTGGTGCTAATCTAGCAGTAGAACAAAACATGGTATGTAACGAGCAACCCGAAATAAAGGTGCGTACAGTCAAGCGTGGTGAAACGGTTCGTGAAAGCGAAGTGCGTCCGCACCCACACTTTCCAAAGCCTTTTGCTTACCGAACTGCTCAATGCAGATGGTTTATTGAACCTGAAGTACACCCTGGTCGTGATTTACTACAACGCCAGGGTATTATTTGTCAAGTGAATGGTAATGAATGGCAGGTAGTTGACAAATGGTAAGGATTGTAGTATAATGTTATTATTGAAACCGAACCCTAAGGGGAATAAAATGAAAAAAGTAGCAATTGCACTAGCAGTAACAGGTATTTTAACAGCATGTGGTACAAAAGGCACCAATTACAGTGCTATGTATTCTGGTCAAGACAGTGTAAAAACTGCACAAATGAGTTCAGCAATCAGCCAAGCACCAGAGTGGATGAGCAAGTTGCCCAAGGCACCTGGCTATATCTTTGAAAACGGCACAGCCACAAGTAGCGACTTTGGATTTGCTGATATCAAAGCCAAGACCATGGCCTATGCAAAGATTTGTACAGCCGCAGGCGGTAAGATCCGTCAGCAAACCAAGATGTTCAAATCCGATTCAGGCGATGTTGGTGTGGATCAAAGTGAATTGGCCATCCGTAGCATGTGTGCCGACGTTGACATCACTGGTGTAGAGACTGTAGAAATGAAACATGTGTCAGAAGGCAATCGTATTCGTACCTATGTGTTGGTTACACTGCCACTTGGTGACAAGAATGTGTTGAAGGCTACTAAAGATGCACAGGCCCGTGCTCCAGAAGCGTTCAAAGAGTTAGATGAAGTTACTGGTGCTAAGAAACCTGTAGAAGTAACTCCGGTCGCTCCACAAAAAGGTACTGAGATTAGTGTAGTGCAACCCAGTGGTGGCACATCTACTTTTAATTTGATGCCAGTAGACAATGCTGAATACAAGGCACGTCGAGATGAAGCATTGAAAAAGCCTGGTGCCGTAATAGGACAAGTTTCAGTCTCCAACTAACTGATTAAATAAATGGACTCGATAGACTTCACCTCCGAGCAATTTAATGAGATCAAAGTGGCCGCAGACTGGATTAGAGACCTGGAATCAAGCGACAGCCGTTTACACAAAGAATCCGTCATTGAAAAGGCCCTAATGGCAAGTAAGTTAGGGTCGTCTAATGCTCAATGCTTTTTGTTCAACTGCTATCAGGCCTACAACCCCTACTATGTATTTGGAGTAAAGAAAGTTCCAGAAACTATAGGGCTAGAGCACAAGTCTAATCCTTGGCCAAAGTTTTGGGCCATGCTGGAAGGTCTACGCACTCGCAGTCTAACCGGACACAATGCCAAGACAGCTATTGAGTTCATGAGCGAACAATTCGATTCAGTAGAGTGGAACAACCTTGCTCGTAGAGTTATTATTAAAGACCTACGCTGTGGCATTAGTGAAAAGACTCTAAACAAAGTTCTTGGTAATACTGAATGGAAAATTCCAGTGTTTACTTGTCAACTGGCCACAGACAGTGAAAAGCATACAGCCAAGATGACTGGTATTAAACGCCTGGAACAGAAGTTGGATGGTGTGCGTGTGTTGGCTGTGGTAACTAAAACCACCGTAAATCTTTACAGCCGTAACGGCAAACCGTTTGATAACTTTCCACAGATTGTAGAGTCATTAGAAGATATTAGAAATAAATTTGCCAAACTATTACAGTCTAGCCAACATGGGTTTGTATTAGATGGTGAGATCATTGGTGAAAGTTTTCAAGCATTAATGAAGCAGGCACAACGCAAAACAGATGTCAAAACAGATGGCATGACTTATAGTGTGTTTGATGTTGTACCGTTAGCCGACTTTGAGCGTGGTTTTTGGAATGCCCAACAATATAAACGCCTGGCTATCTTGGAAGAATATCGCGCAGTATTTGATGCTACAGATTGTGTTCGTATCATGGACGGTATTACTGTAGACCTAGCTACAGCCGAAGGTCATGATGTCATGCGTCGCTATGCAGAAGATTCTGTGGCGGCCGGGTTTGAAGGTATTGTTATAAAAGACATGGGTGCTCCATATGAATGTCGTAGATCAACTCACTGGATGAAATGGAAACCTACAATCACGGTAGACTTAAATATTGTTGGATTTGAACAAGGCACAGGTCGCAATGCCGGCCGCTTGGGTGCTATAATATGTGAAGGAGTCGATAATGATCGTCGTATTAATGTTAATGTGGGCAGTGGCCTTTCCGATGCTAATCGTGATGAATATTGGAGTGCCAGAGATCAGCTACTTGGCAATGTGGTTGAAGTTGAAGCAGACGCAGTCACACAAAATCAAGACGGAACTTACAGTTTAAGATTCCCTCGTTTTGTTCGTTTTCGTGGATTTGAACCTGGAGAAAAATTATGATTGATTGGTTTATGGAACAGACTTGGTTAATCGAAGGCCTAGTTACAATGAGTGTAGCCGCAATGGTAGCAACTATTGTTTATTTTTGGGTAGAACATTTTAGAGGCGAATAATGGCAACACAAGCAGAAAAAGAACAGTTAATTGAAACACTAAAATTTACTCCACGCACATACAAAATTAGTATGTGGGGTTACGGTGGTGAACGAGTCATGGGCACAACAACCCAAGAAGTTTGGGATTACTGTATGGAGCATCAAGTTGACTTGAGTGACATTGCGTGGAACAGTGATGCCGCAGAAGAAATGGATCTTGACGAAGATATGTTGCCATTTCCTCCTGGATCATGGTATGAGTGTGATGACATGACACACACCAATGGTGTTAGCCGCGATAGTGGCACACTACAGATTGAAGATGAAAACGGCAATACTGTGTTTGAAAAGTCATTAGATGCGTTAGATGGATCTAGCGACGACAGTCCAGACTGGTCATGCACAGATGAATGCTTTATAGGATCTCGCAAAAAGGGCGAGATTGTATTTGTTGGTAGTTCAAATGAAAAAGGCACATTCTATGAATCAGACTTTGAACTTACAGCACCATTTGACATCACCAAGCTAACCTTGTGCTACGAAGAAGTTGACGGCGAAGAAATTGTTAGCGGTGTACAGTACGACGGTGAAGATCTTGACAACTGGGGTGGTAGCACCGACGGCAAAAGTTCTGACTTTACTATGGTTAGACTTATTGATGATGAGGGCAATTGGGAACGCTACGAGCCCAAAGAAAAAGATTGGGGCCATCCCGAATATGGTACCAGTCCAAGCACTTGGGAAAAGTCTGAAACATTTAAGTTTAAAAAAGTTAAACCAACAATTCCAGGTTATTATAGTGCAGTATGGAGCAACTTTGGCACAACCTATGGTAGTTTGTACTGGGATGGTAAAGAGTTTGGCGAGTGGGAATACGGCAAGTTTAAACCACAGTCGGGTGTAGAGTCTTGGAGCGGTTATAATTGGGACACAAGTAGTTGGGTCAATCAACCCCCAGAGCCAGTAGATGTTGTTTGCGACAATAAAGAGTGTGGTTGGATAGGAATGGGGTCAGATCGCCGTACAGACGACAACTACGATGATCATTGCCCTGAGTGTGATGGCACAGAGTTTAGTTGGATTGACTATGATCCAGATACTAAAGAAGGTCGTGCAAATCGTGAAAAATTTTGTCGGCCGTGGGATCCTATTGAATCTTTGGAAAAGATTGTAGCATCCATATTAATTTAAGGAGAAACGTATGAATACAGCAGTTTATCGCAGTGCCGCAGGTATTAACGAAGCAATGGGTCGTGTGTATGGTTACATGAGTCTTGCCGTTGTTGTATCAATGATTGTGAGTTACGTTGTAGGCACCAGCCCCGAGTTATTACAGTTCTTTTTTACAGGTGTTACAAAATGGGTTGTAATTTTTGCTCCACTGGCAGCTATTTTAATAATGTCGTTTGCCGCAGAACGGTTCAGCAAGTTTGAATTGCAAGTGTTCTTGCAGGCATTTGCCGCATTGATGGGCTTGAGTTTTGCCACAATCTTTGCTGTGTTTACTATGGGCAGTATCTTTACAGCGTTCATGGGCGGTGCAGTATTGTTTGCAACCATGAGCATGTATGGTTACTTCACTAAAAAGGATTTGACTAGTGTTGGTTCTTTTATGTTTGTAGGACTAATTGCTATTGTTATTGCCAGCATTGTTAATATTTTTATTGGTAGCACAGTATTGCAAATGGTTATCAGTGCCGTTGCTATCATTATCTTTCTGGGACTAACTGCATACGACACACAAACAATTCGTCAGTTGGTATCTCAAGATACTGACACTGGCCGCGAAGAAGTGCTAGGTGCCCTTAGCTTGTACCTGGATTTCATCAACCTGTTCTTGAGCTTGTTACAGTTGTTTGGCGGAAGGAAAGACTAATGCAAGCCAAACCAGAAACAGTAGGACAGTGCGGATGTGGTCGTAGCCCAACAGGTCGTTGTTGTGGGTGGCATGCCCTGACTGAAGACCAGTATCGTGTTAAAAAAGATGAATACGACCTAGCTGTATATCGTGTTCAAGCCGAGGAAGAATGGTTTAGTGGAGGAAGTTGTACGGGTGGTAAACCCGAATGAATCCTATCAAACTATTAGCTGATGGTGTTGATAGTCTTTGGTATTGGACCTATGGAATCATCGCCGGTTGGGGTCTAACCTTTACTTTAGTAGTAGTGGCATTGGTCTTATTATTGATACGTACAGTTAATTTGCAACGTCGTGTTGATCGTTTAGAACACCGTCTTGTACACGCTGAACGAGACTATAATCTCTCAATCAACGACCAAAAATCTAAATAAATATTACTCTATGATGTTCGGATACCTAACTTTATTTACAGCCTTGATATTGTCAATGTCGGCGGCAGTATATTCTATTCTTGGTCTAACAGCTATCTTTGCCGCGGCTTTTTGGCCCATTGTGGTGCTCGGCAGCAGTCTTGAGATTGGCAAGATAGTAACAACCTTGTGGCTTCACAAGTATTGGACTCGGGCCGAACTACAATATAAACTTTATCTATGTAGTGCAGTGATTATTCTCATGGTGTTGACCAGTATGGGTGTGTTTGGTTTCTTAAGCAAAGCACACCTTGACCAGGCAGTTCCGTCAGGTGATATACAAGCTCAAGTTCAAATATTTGACGACAAGATTCAAACACAAAAAGATAACATCAAAACAGCCCGTGCGGCCTTGACACAGATAGATAGTGCTGTAGACCAAGTTATGGGTCGTAGTTCAGATGAAAAAGGTGCAGACAAGGCAGTGGCAATCCGTCGTAGCCAAGCTCGTGAACGCACAGCCTTGCAAAATGATATCTCAAAAGCACAAACAGAAATCACCCGGCTACAAGAGCAACGAGCTCCTATTGCCAGCCAAGCACGTCAGGTAGAAGCCGAAGTGGGTCCTATCAAATACATTGCCGCACTGATCTACGGCGACAACCCCGACGCCAACTTGTTGGAAAAAGCAGTACGCTGGGTAATTATTTTAATTGTCATTGTGTTTGACCCGCTGGCACTTACGCTGTTATTGGCCGCCACCAAGACCTTTGAATGGGAACGTGGTATTAATATACTAGCACCCACCAAGAAGAATGGTAAAGTCACTGACAATAAAGACAAAGACACAGATACAGAGTCGTGGTTTGATCGTGCCAAGGAACGTGCCCGTTTTTGGGATAAAAAACAAGAAACACAACACGAAACGCCAAGCACTTTTACTACCTCGGCTGTGGATCACCTTGAACCTATGGTTGAAAATCAATCCAACACAGCCGCAGAAAATGAATATTTTGAGCCCGCCGCTCCTACGTATGAACCCGACGATAGTCCTATAACCGACGAGCAGATTGAACAAATTGCGCAATTAGTTCCTCAAGAAAACAAAAAGAAAAATGTATTATCCAGTCTAGACGCAATGTGGAGCCGTGCCACAAGTGTATTCAAAAAAGATTCCGAAGCCGAGCATGCTCCTGTTGAACCACAAATAATTGACACGCTATTAGTGAACGAAGAAACGACGGATGATCATGAAGATGGCACCACCGATGCAGAAAAAGAAGCACAACGAGCATGGAAGACGGCTAATCCCGGAGATACAATTAAAAAACAAAGATCTTTATACGATGCTGGCCATATTACTGACTTGCCATGGAACACCCCAGACTATCATCCTGACTATCAGGCACAACTTGGACTAATAGCTGACAACATTCCTCATTCAGGAGAAGTCAAGGGATTTGGTACACAATTTCCAGCCAATCCCGGCAAAGGCGATATGTTTTTGCGTGTGGATCGATTGCCAAGTGCGTTGTATAAATTTAATGGCAACATTTGGATTGAAGTAGACAAAGCCCTAAGCGACCAACATGCCTATGATGCTGCATATATTGATCATCTTATCAGTAAGATTAGTACTGGTGAGTATGATCCTGAATTATTGAGCGACGCCGAAAGAACCAGTATTGAACAACGACTAAGTGGAGCATAAAAATGTCAGAGGCACTAGCCCATTGTAGTTTTTGTGATAAACACAAAGATCGAGTTGGTAAATTAATTGTAAGTCATAAGGTGGCCATTTGTAATGAATGTGTGGACTTGTGCGGTAATTTATTAAAAGATGGCAAAACAGTTAAGCAATCCACGGACAACTCTGTTACTATTCCTGATCCTAAAGATATAACAGAGTATCTTGATCAATATGTAATTGGCCAACATCAAGCCAAGATTGTGCTGGGGGTTGCAGTAGTCAATCATTACAAACGTATCAAGCGAACCGATACTGACGTGCAAAAAGCCAACATACTTATGCTTGGTCCAACCGGTACAGGCAAGACCTTGTTGGCTCGAATTGTGGCACAATATTTAAATGTGCCATTTGTAGTGGCCGACGCCACTTGCTTGACTGAAGCTGGCTATGTGGGTGATGATGTTGAAAGCATGATCACAAGACTATATACTGCTGCTGATGGCGATGTAGAACGTTGTCAGCGTGGTATTATATTCCTAGATGAGATTGATAAAATTTCTAGAAAAAGTGAAAGTTCTACAGTTACTAAAGATGTTTCGGGTGAAGGCGTACAACAAGCCTTGCTTAAATTGATAGAAGGAACCAAGTGTCGTGTACCAGCTCAAGGAAATAAAAAAATCAACAGTAGTGAAACGGTAGAAATTGATACTACCAATATTTTGTTTATCGCTGGTGGCGCTTTTGTTGGCATGAACACAATTATACAACGACGTGCTCGAGGAACTGCTATAGGATTTGGAGCTCATCTTGCATCTGCCATTGATAATGAACCAGTGACCCCGGATGATTTAGTCAAGTATGGAATGATTCCTGAATTTGTAGGTCGTTTTAGTAGTTATGTAACCCTACACGATCTTGATAAAGACCAATTGGTCAGTATCCTTACACAGATAAAAGGCAATTTTGTTGAACAATATCAATGGTTGTTCGAAGAAGATGGTGTTGAATTACATTTTGATGCAGAAAGCCTGGATCTTATAGCCGAACGCACACTTAAAACCAAAACAGGTGCCCGCGGCCTACATAACGAGCTAGAGCGCATATTGTTACCGCACATGTTTGATTTGCCTCGCTATCAAAAAAACAATATTTTGCAGGTTACAATCAATAAAACCCAGGTAAATACTCCTATGACACTGATACAAGGAAATGCATGAGAGAGTACAAACGAGGAGTTAAAGTTGTCGATGGCAAAGTTGACCAGGCTCTCCGTAAATTTAAGAAAAAAATACAAGAAGATGGGTTGTTAGACGAACTACGTGCTAGAGAAACCTACGAAAAACCTACCACTGAACGCAAACGTAAAAAAGGTTCTGCTAGAGCCCGCTTACGCAAACGCTTACGCGACCAACAACTTCCAAAAAAACTTTACTAGTGTGTTTATAGAATTTGAATTGCCCCAAGACGAAAGTTACGGGTACGTTTTAAATCTTGTTCGACTTGACATTGTTGATTGGGCAACTCGTTACAATATTCCTTACACACAAAAAACAATAAAATACACTCATAGATTGGCGTTTGATAATGCTCAATACTATACTGTATTTGCCACCACTTGGAATTCCAAAATAGAATACCAACTTATTGACAGACGGTGGTAAAAGTGTTATAAATAAAATTGTAGATGCCCGGGTGGGGTCTACATTATTACTTGCTTATTTTTAAGGAGAAATCATATGTCAAAGCACACCTACGTGACCTAGCGTCATACTCCCAAAATCTATCTAATTAACAACATAGTTGTTGACACAACTCATTGCCTGTGTTATAATTTAGTGTTGTGGTAATATCATTTACATTTAAAAGGAGTCAGAATGAATTTAAAACCTATCAAGGACCGTATTGTAATTCGAGTATTGGAAGCCGAAACTGCTACTAAATCTGGAATTATTATTCCGGATGCAGCAACAGAAAAACCCAGCCAAGGTGAAGTATTAGCTGCTGGTGGAGGCCGTGTTACTGAAGATGGTACAGTAGTACCAATGGATGTAAAAATTGGTGACCGTGTGTTGTTTAGCAAACACGCTGGACAAACAATCAAGGTCGATAGTGAAGAATACCTCATCCTCAAAGAAGATGACGTAATGGCAATTGTAGAATAAGGAAAAATTATGACAGCAAAACAAATTGTATTTGGCGACAATGGTCGCAACAAATTAGTAGAAGGCGTTAATGTATTAGCTGACGCAGTTAAAGTTACTCTTGGACCTAAAGGTCGTAATGTGGTAATTGAACGCAGCTTTGGTGGTCCTCATGTGACCAAGGACGGAGTAACTGTAGCCAAGGAAATCGAGCTAGAAGATAAACTGGCCAATATGGGCGCACAGATGGTCAAGGAAGTGGCCAGCCGCACAGCCGACAACGCTGGTGATGGCACAACCACAGCCACAGTTTTGGCACAAAGCATTGTGAAAGAAGGCATGAAGTATGTGGTTTCAGGCCATAACCCAATGGATCTCAAGCGTGGTATTGATCAAGCAGTCACTGCCGCAGTAGCAGAACTAACTCGTATTTCAAAGCCATGCACTACTACCAAAGAAATTGCTCAAGTTGGTAGCATCAGTGCCAATAGTGATGCAAACATTGGCAACATTATTGCTGAAGCAATGGAACGTGTAGGCAAAGAAGGTGTTATCACTGTTGAAGATGGCAAAGGTCTTGAAAACGAATTAGATGTAGTAGAAGGCATGCAGTTTGACCGAGGATACCTCTCCCCATACTTTATTAACAATCCAGACAAACAAGTATCTGTACTAGAAAGTCCATTTATTTTGTTGGTTGATAAAAAAGTCTCAAACATTCGTGACTTGATTCCAATTCTTGAAGCAGTTAACAAAGCTGGCAAGCCCTTGTTGATCATTGCTGAAGATGTAGAAAGCGAAGCATTGGCTACCTTGGTGGTTAATAACATGCGTGGTATACTAAAGACTTGTGCCGTTAAGGCTCCAGGCTTTGGCGATCGTCGTAAAGCCATGTTGGAAGATATTGCAATCTTGACTGGTGGACAAGTCATTGCTGAAGAAACTGGCCTTACACTTGAAAAAGCCACGGTTGAACATTTGGGCATGGCTGCTAGAGTTGAAGTTGGCAAAGAAAATACCATTATCATTGACGGTGCCGGCAACAAAACAGCAATTGAAAACCGTGTTAAAGCAATTCGTACACAAGTCAAGGAAGCCACTAGCGACTACGACAAAGAAAAGTTACAAGAACGTGTGGCCAAACTTGCCGGCGGTGTTGCTGTTATTCGTGTAGGTGCTGCAACCGAAACAGAAATGAAAGAGAAGAAGGATCGCATTGATGATGCACTTCATGCTACTCGCGCCGCTGTTGAAGATGGTATTGTTGCTGGTGGTGGTGTAGCCTTGATCCGTGCCAAACAAGCTATCAGTGGTTTGCAAGGTGCAAATGCCGATCAACAGGCTGGTATTAGTATTGTATTGCGTTCTTTAGAAGAGCCAGCACGTTGTATTGCATTTAACGCTGGTGATCCAGCAGATGTAATCATCAATGAAATCGCCAGTAAGACCGGTAACTATGGTTACAATGCTGCAACTGGCACTTATGGTGACATGGTAGAACAAGGTGTTATTGATCCTACTAAAGTTACCAAGACAGCACTAGTCAATGCCGCAAGTATTGCTGGTTTGATTCTGACCACAGACTGTTCTATTGCACAAGTTCCGCAAAAAGAATCTGCTGGTCAGCCACAAATGGGCGGTATGGGTGGTATGGGCGGTATGATGTAACTTGACAGATATGTAAAAATCTGTTATAAATAATAGTGTGGATGCCGATGGTCGGGTCCACACTATATGTCACTTCGTTTAATTAAAGGAGAAAACAATGACAAGACTCACAACTCTGGACCTCAGTCCATTCTATCGTAATTCCGTTGGTATCGATCATTTATTTGATCGTATGATTCATCAAATTGATACAGCGGCCGCAACAACTACTAACTATCCACCGTACAATATTGTAAAGACTGGCGAAAACACCTACGAAATTCAAGTAGCTGTTGCTGGCTTTTCTCAGGGTGAAGTCACAGTTAATGTTAACGAAGGTCAATTAATCATCACTGGTGAAAAGCTGTCCACTGAGTTGCCTGAAGGACAAGTGTATGAGCATCAAGGTATTAGTGCTCGTCGTTTTATACGTACATTTACCTTGGCAGATTATGTAGAAGTTATTGATGCTCAAAGTCAAGATGGTATTCTCACTGTTAGCTTAGAGCGTCGTGTTCCTGAAGCACTTCTACCAAAGACTATTGCTATTACCTACAAGAAATAATATAATATAGTAAATACAGTGGAGGGCATGTTGCTCTCCACTACATTAAAGGGACCAAACATGTCACAAGCTGGCACAGTTACAAAAACACAAATCAATCAAGGTCTCTCAGAGCCACCGATGTTTAAGATTATCTATCTTAACGATAACACCACACCTATGGAGTTTGTAATCGAAACCTTGTTAGATTCATTCAACTATACTGAACAAACGGCCATGGAGATTACACAAGATATTCATAACTCTGGATCAGCTGTGGTAGCAGTATTGCCATATGAGATTGCTGAACAAAAAGGTATCGAAGTCACGGTATGTGCTCGTAGCCGTGATTATCCCTTGCAAATCAAACTAGAACCCGAAACGGTTTAAATTTTTATTTCTATTCTTTTTGGATAGTAAGCTGGTTGACACCAATCGGTGTTGCCACGACCACGAGGGTTAGATATGTACTCTATTCCATCCAGTTGTTGATGTACGGGCCTATGATAGTGCCCAAAGCACCATGTTTTAATTTTGTTTTCGGTATCTTCGTTGATGGCTCGTGTGATATGACTGTTGCCCATGCCGTTAAATCTCCAAGTTCCTACCAGTTCTGGATCGTGTCTAATGACCCAGGGTGCTGGAACTGTGTGGCTGACTATGACTATGACCCCTACTTCTTGGTGAGTTTGTAGTTTGTGTACACTGTTGATCATGTAGGCCGCATCGTTGTAGGCCACGCCCATGATGTTTGTGGCTGCTGAACTATCGATGCCAAAATGATCTTGTATGTGTTGTATGCTGGTATCCACATTTACTTCCGGATCAAAGTCATAAGTCCACCAAGCATTGGTACCTAACAATGCTACTCCATTTACAATAACCACATTGTCCTGCAGGTACACTACATTTTTTATAGCATCTATATCCTTGGCTAAATCTCGGTAACTGGCTCCTAGATCATCAAGATAATCTTTGTGCTCTTCGTTGCCATCAACGTAAAAAACACCACCCGGGTAACACTGGCCAAGATGGGTTAATGCGTCCAGCAGTAGTTGACGATCACGTGCTACATCCCCAGCAACAACACAGTACGGGCTGGTGGCTTGCCCAGTCCAGTCAAAGCTGTCCCAGGTTTCAACATGTAGGTCAGAAATTAAATCAAAAGCAAAAGTCATGATAACTATTTAAGAGAGGATCAAGATGAACATAATTTTTAAAGAGAATTCGGCAGACATAGAGAAACGATATGTGGTATTAGACCTGGATACTTTTAGTATTCCAGATGGATCAACACACACAGTTTGCTGTGTGGTTGAAAACATTCCCATTACTGAATTGTCAGAAACAGAAAATCTCAAAGCTGTACATGCTGACCTAATAGCAAGTTACGGTCAACGCAACTGGGATCAATGCGAACAAGCTATAGAGCAATTAGTAGGCAAATGGGGCGGCGAAGTTGACTCTTTTTATGAAGACATTCGCTCCAGAGTGAACCGTCTAAAGACGTTAACCCTTGATGACCGTTGGTCCCCTGTAATACCAAAAACCTAGCATATAATTCCTTACTAACTCCTCATTAAATACTGTTATAATAATAACAATAAGGAGTAAGTATGTCCGAAGTAAAATCTCTCTCTAGGAGCGAAAGAGAAACACACATCAAAGACCGTGCTGGATGGATAATTACTGTACTTGCAGCCCTGTTGGCTATCAACACCTTAATGGGCGGATCAAATTCCAGTCGAATACTTAACAATACCATAGATGCCAACAACACCTGGGCATTTTATCAAGCCAAAAGTATCAAACAAACTCTAGCTGAAATGGCACACGATGATGCTGTGCGTTCGGGCGACAAGAAAAAGGCTCAAGACCTACAGGCCCGGATTGATCGATACGAATCTGATCCTGCTACAGGTGAAGGCAAACGCGAATTAATGGCCAAAGCTAAACACTTGGAAGTCAGCAGGGCTGATGCTAAAAATCGTAGTCCTTGGTATACCTATGCTGGTAGCTTGTTCCAAATAGCCATTGTACTATTAACTGCTAGTATCTTGGCAGTCAACATGAATCTGTTCTGGGCCAGCATTGCGGTTGGTATCCTAGGTTCTATATCAATGACCGAGGCCATATGGTTATGGATCCAGTAAGCGGAGCAAAGTCAGCGGCCAGCACACTAAAAGGAGCACAAGCCGCAGGTAAAGAACTAGGGTCAGTTGTGACTTCACAGCAAGCCGATATGGAAGCAGCAGTACAACAACAACATCGAGCACGAGTTCAGGCCAAGCTGGCAGAGGAAAGGCGTGCTGCTATGTTAGAAGTACGTGCTGTAGAAAAATACGAACAACAAAAGGCACACGAAAAAGAAATAGAAAAGGTCAAACAGGATACCATACGCAAACATGGAAAAAATGCCTGGATTGAAGTAGAGGCCCTAAAGGCCAAACTGCAAAAGGAAAAAGAAGAAGAAGACAAGCTGGTAGATTATGACCGGCAACGCCAAGTTCAAGCGTTTTGGTGGTGCATGACTGCAGCGGCCTTGGTCACTTACTTTTTTAAATTATACAAATAACATGCAACCTTTATTTTTTATAGCCATATTAGTTGTTTTATTGTCAATGATAGTGCTGGAATCTGATGTCATGCGAAGTCAGTCACAACGAGTTACAGCAACACAATCACGTTGATAAAAATTTTACCAAAGGAGAATGATATGAATTTAGCACCGATAGTATTTGCACTGGTCCTTATAGGATCACTAGGTCTTGCCATGTTAGAAGCTTTGGCAAAGATCACGTGATACCCGGCCTACAGTTGCAGTTGTTTTTTGTTACAAGTGTTACACATGTTAACGGTAAACTATGGAATGTTGTTTATCAAACTCAAGATGGACAAACAGATTTTGAAACAGTTGAAGCATTGGATCACGAAGAAGCTTATCATATAGCTGTAAAGATTTTAAACAAGAAAATACTAAAATAATGGACAAAGCCAATATACAATTACAACACTATGGCGATGCAATGAATGTCACTTGGTACTGGACTGACGACACTGGCAAAACAATCTCCCCATACATAGGTGACTCGAATGTGGCCGAACGCTGGGGGCAACTGTATCTACAAGCAGTCAAAGACGGAATGGTTGTTATTAAAGGACAAGTGTATCACGCAAACAAATAGACAGTAAAATACACAACCCACTGGTAAAATAAAACATATATAATTGATGTTAGACTTTTTTGTTTTTTTCTGTTATTCAACAACAGTGTACTATTTTTTAATCGGATGTATAGAACTGTCACTTGGATTCTGGGCACCACTAGGGCGTTCGGTTGTTCTATGTTTAGGGTTTTCTATAGTTTCAGTATTATTGCCTTTTAATTTATTTTTTATTAACGCTTGTATACGGGTCAACTGAGACATTGTTGGTTGTGCGGAGTCTTGATTGCTATTCAAAAAATGTTGTATTTCTGGATACGATATTAATTGGGCCCAACGGTCAATCCAGGTTTTATAATTATTGGACTGCTCAAACTCGTCAAATGCTAATTTTAAATTTGTTTTTAATTCATCAATTACAAAATCAAAAAATTCTTTACTAAAAAAGTATTTACGATTGTATTCAACAATAGCTTGAGCTTGTGCCATTTTTTGTTCTCGAATCTTGGGACTCCAGTTGGCAATCGACTTCATAAGATCCGCAATTTGTATCAACCGTGTTTCTGAATCTTGCTCTAAATCATACTGTTCATCCCAGATATGTCCAAATGTTTTAAATCCGTAACTGCGCAAATATTCTAAACTGCCTGATGTGCTTGCAAGAATAAAAGGTTGTCCACAAGCAATAGGTCGTAGACTTTTTTCAGTCAGATGTAATCGCTTATCGTCAAACAGCGTTTCAAGTACCACTTCGATATCAGTAAAGTTATAGTCTACTGTGTCAAAATCGGCACTGTAATGACTGGGTGCAGTGTTGATTGAAAAGAAATTTTCTAATACAATATGAGGTTGCCAGTTTGGATTTTTAAATTTGTGCATTTTGTAGTGTATGCCCAATTGAGGCTCAATTGGGTTGATACTGATTTGGCAATAATTCTCTAAGCCTGATTCGATTAGCAGTTCAGCAAATTTTAATCTATATTCTCTAGTGCCAGCCCATGCACGATTATAGATTAAGAAGGCTTTTTTGACATTCTTTTTTTGTTCAACATGTTCTGCGTATCTAAACCAGTCTCGAGCAATTATAGCATGACTCCAGTAATACACTGGAATTAGATTATTATCTAGTTTATATTTTTTCAAGTTACTGGATAGTTTTTCGCTGTGTATTAATAAACCTTTTTCAAATATATTTTTGTTATAATTTAAATTTTTAGGGGGCACATATACATTTAATGATTTTAACAGGTCAAAAAATTTACTTGATAACCCAGGTTGCCTGAGGTTCTTTTCATAAAATTCATGATCCAGTGGTTCTTGATCATTACACCATATGGCTGGTGTAATATTTTCATCATACCAGTTGTTGGGCAACTCACCATCTAGATGATTTAAATCCTGGATATTTTTTGAGCCGTTGGGCCAAAAACGATAAATTATTACACGATCTCCGTAAATTTCATTGGCTAGATTATTGATAAACTGATACAATCGATCTAATGGAATATTCATATGAAGTTATTTAATTATAAAAACATAGGCATCAATAAAATATGACCCAGCACATGATACACCGATATCAACTGTATCCTTTTTGGAATAACGAGTACAAAACATTAAACTATATCAATGAATCATTTAATGATATTGCACTAGCTCAGCAATGGTTAACTCAAGGGTATGCCAATCGATTCACTGGAGACATGTGCGACATGCGCAGTCCACAACCCAGCTGGAATCAACGTTTCCTAGACATTTTTACTGGTCAAGGGTGGAAAGACGTTGGCACCAGTTATTATAGAATGAACACCGGAACAGTGTTGCCTACACACGGTGATTTATATTTAAAATACATTGACTTATTTGATCTCAAAGGCCAAGAACACACTATCCGTCGTGCTATAGTATTTTTAGAAGACTGGCAACCTGGACATTATTTTGAAAGTTTAAGTAGACCCTATACTGATTGGAAAGCCGGTGCCACAGTTGAATGGGCCTATGACACTCCACACATGGCAGCCAATTTAGGATTGACACCAAGATACACACTACAAATAACCGGACATGTCGATGATTAATAGTTGCAATGAGTGGGATCCTTTAGAAGCTATTATTGTAGGTACTGCTACCAATGCCAACTGGCCTATGACAGATCCTGTGTTTGCTGAAGAAGCTCGCAACAGTTTATGGACTGAAACTCCAGCACCTAGCGGACCAGTGCCACAATTTATTATCGATAAAGCTAATTGCGAATTAGATAATCTGGCAGAAACATTATTGCGTTATGGTGCCGCAGTTTACAGACCCAAACCAATGGATTTTGTAGCGGAACAAGGAATGTATAACTATTGTCCTAGAGATCGTATGTTAATTGCCGGCGACATTGTTGTTGATTGTAATATGATGTATCCTTGCCGCAATCAGGAAAGTAAAAACTATACCAGACTAATAGAAGAAGCTCGCGAGGTATTCACTATGCCTAGAGATCAAGATATGACGTTGGATGCGGCCAATATATGTCGCTTGGGGGATACTTGGTTATTCTTAGAATCAGCAAGCGGTAACCGTGCGGCACACGAATGGCTATGCAGTAAATTTCCTAAGATCACAATTGAACTTTGTAATTTTTATGCCGGTGTGCATATTGATTCAACTATCACTCCCTTACGTGAAGGACTAGTAATGCTCAATGCCAGCAGAGTTACAGAAAAAAACTGTCCTACGGCACTAAAAGATTGGGAAAAGATTTGGGTAACTGAAGATCAAATTGTAGCACAAGACTTTTATCAATATCCGTATGCAAGCAAATGGATAGCTATGAATATGTTAGTATTGGACCCAGAAACAGTTATTATAGATGCCGCACAAACTCAGCTAATTACAATACTAAAGTCCAAAGGAATTGATAGTATTCCACTAACCTTAAGTCATAGTCGTACACTAGGTGGCGGTTTTCATTGTGTAACTTTAGATACTAGGAGAAAACATGGCTGATATTGGAATAACAGTTGATCCAAATTTAGTTCAGCAACTAGTCGAACAGGCAGTTGAAATCAATATAAACAAATTAGTCGATCAAATATGTGCCGATCCAGTATGGACCCAACGTGTTGAACGTATGATCAATCAGACTGTGGCTCAAGAAACTGTTGCTAGGTTGAGTGCAATTGATATTGGGCCTGCAATTAAAAATCAAGTTGATGCACGTATGGCGTTGTTTACTGACTCAATATTAAAAAACTTTACTAGCACAGGCATTGTTGACCAAGCTACAAAGTGCGAGTTAATTGTATTAGAAGATGGTGTGGTAGTAGAAAATTGTTTAACCGCTAATAGTATTGAAGCGGTAGATTCACTGCGAGTACAAAATCTTGTGGTCACAGGAAGTATTAATACTGATAATTTGTCTTGGACAGCTCTGGCAGCCGACATCAGTCAAAAAACTTTAGATCAATTAACTGAATCATGGAATAACAATTTAGTTGACCAAGTGGTCACACAAATACAAGAACATGGTATTGATTTTGATCAGGTTACAGTCAATGGACAAACAATTATTGCTGGAAATCAATTAACTCGTACAGTCACAGAATCTAGTTTACAATCAGTGGGCACATTAAAAAATCTATCAGTTAGTGGAGAAGCCAAGTTTAACAACAATACTCTTACAGTATTAAACAAACGTCTGGGAGTAAACACAGAGGCACCAGAAAAAGCTCTTGGCGTGTGGGACGAAGAAGTTAGCATAGTGATTGGTAAGCATAAACTAAATCAGGCCTACTTTGGCACCAATAGAGAACAAAGTGTTACTATTGGAGTTAATCGTGAACCACAGATTGAAATCAACACTGATGGATTAACTACTGTGAAAAAATTACAAGTAGGCCTACACAAAATCAGTCATGCTACACAAGTTCCAGGATGGTCGGGAAATAAAGGTGATATAGTGTTCAACGCCAATCATGGTGCTGACCGTGTGTTTGCATGGGTATGTTTAGGCGCTTATCGATGGCAAACACTCAAGAGTGCCGAATGAACATTAGTTGGGTACTAGCAGATTCAGCAACAGCAGATCCCGCTGTAGATATTGCTGAACTTAAACGTCTTGGTGCCTTTTGGGGAAGCTGGCGTACATGGCGAGCATGGCAAACTGACAATGTGATTTGTCATGATCAAAGTAAAGCAGATGAATTAACCAAACGTAACTTTCAACACAACTGTAATTTTTATATACCTAACTCGGTATACACAAGCCTAAACAGACCCGACGATGTTCGACTATATGAAGGGGCATTTGTACACGATGTTGATCGCCAAGAAGAAATCGTGGCCGTACACTTGGCCGCCACTACTAGTGATATTGTCCTGCTATTTGGATTTGACCTGACCGAATTACAGCCAAATCCAGATCGGTTACTATCACACAAAGCACACCATCATCGTAATCACATACATCAAGCTGTTAAGGATTATGATCAGATACAGTGGGTCATCGTGGATCATACAGGTGAGTTGGATCCAAATTTGGTTAATTTAGACAATATATCTACTGATACTCTGCAGGCCGTTTTGTCTCTAGCACCTGATTGACATTAATTTCATTTTGTCATATAATACTTGTATGACTACACTAAAGCGTATTGGGTTCTGTTGCAAATGGCTAAATGATCCGTCCGAATGTGGCGGCATGAAAGTCAATGCAGTGGATCGAGACCTTAACGGGCGGTCAACTACCATGCGTTGGTTGCGTGAGCATCCAGCTGAAGCTGAACAGCGACAGTGGGACATTATGAATCACAATACCTCGGCAGCTGTCAAGATGATTGAACGTGTGGCCACGTTGCCCGCTAATCGCAGAATGGTTCGCTTAGGTAGTGAGATGTTGCAGGGCTATACTGAACCATCATGGATTAACTGGTGGAAACAGACTGATGTGCAGAATCACCTGGAGAAGATTTTTGCTCCTATTGGCGAAACTGCTAGGCGTTTAGATGTTAGGTTAAGTTTTCATCCAGGACAGTTTTGTGTGTTGGCTAGTGAGAACCCGGGCATTGTAGAAAGATCAATACAGGAGTTTGAATATCATGCGGATATGGCCAGATGGATGGGCTTTGGGAAATCCTTTCAGGATTTTAAAATCAACGTACACATCTCGGGTAAACGCGGTCCCGAAGGTTTACGAGACACCTACGGCAGGCTCTCACCCGAGGCCCGCAGTTGTATTACAATTGAAAACGAAGAAAACTCATGGGGGTTAAATGATTGCATTAGCATTTCTGATATTGTTCCTATTGTCTTGGACATTCATCATCACTGGATCCGCGAGGGCGAGTATATCAACGCCGGAGATGACCGTTGTAAAAGAGTTGTTGATAGTTGGCGCGGTGTTAGGCCTGCTCTTCATTACTCTTGCAGTCGGGAAGATGTTCTTACAGGACATGATGTAACCCAAGCCCCTGACCGTGCAGTGTTACTTGAAGCAGGACATAAGAAACAAAAACTAAGGGCGCATTCAGACTTTTACTGGAATCAAGCAACCACTGATTGGGCCTTGACTTTCTGGAACCAGTTTGATATACAATGTGAATCCAAAGGTAAAAACCTAGCCAGCGAGCAGGTCTACAATCGTGCTGTGGAACTAGGACTGGTAGATGATAAACTTTCAAGCGTGGCCGCCGCCTGATTGGACCGAGTGTGTGGTCAGTTGGGATTATATATTACAAAACCACAGGCCTTATCCTCAAGCATTGTACGATTGGTGCAACAATCATGTGAGCACAGGTAGATATCATGTGCATGGGTGGCAATCAACTGAAGGATTTGCGTTTAGATTTGAAGACCCTAGAGATGCAATTATTTTTAAATTAACTTGGAATTGTGAATAATGGATTTTATTTTTGTTGGTGCAGGCAATTTTTGGAATTATATTCGACAAGATTGGAAATCCAATCGTGTTAGATTCTGTGCTGAAGTATTTGCCTGGGCATGCAGTGTGACGTCGGCTGTGATATTTGCGGCCACAGTACCTGCGATTCCGGTGGTACCGCTTTATACAATTTTTATTGTAGGCTGTTGTGCCAGTGCCTGGGCCTGTTATACCAGAAGGAGTTTTGGCCTAATGGCCAACTCCGTGTTCCTGGTTGTTATTGATGTTGTTGGGTTGATACGATACTTTGTACAACATTAAGCCTTGGGAGCTCGTGGTTTACGAGGTGCTTTGGCTTTTACAGCTGGTTTTTTAACCGAAGGTTTCTTTACCGCTTTAGCTTCTGGAAACGGAAACTCATCAACCTTGATCACAGGTGCTTCTACCTTGTAAGGTGCCGGTGTTTCTGCTGGCACGGAGCCAAAAAGTTTCTTAAAAAATTCTAACATAATAATTCTCCTTGTTGAATATTTAGTAATTTTTGATCATTAAACTTTAATATTATCTATTGCGTTGCCAGGTAAATATCTCAGTAGAAACACTGAGAGGAATAAACTATGTCAAAACAAGAAAAACACGCAACAATTGTATTTTTTATAATTTTTATTCTCATGATCTTTACCATTTAAGGAGACACACAATGTCAAAACTATTACAAAAACTCAAAAAGTTTTTCAGCATCAAAGACAGTGTAAGCACCGGACTGGATGCTTATATTACCGGCAAAAATCCACAGTCAGTGGCCGAAGCAGAGCGTTTGGCACAGCGGTACCTGAATCGTGGCATCTGTGGGAGAACACTATGAAAATAATTCATCAGGCATTAAACAAATTTATTGAAGCAATGGAAATATCTGCCCAAGCAAAAGCAACGCGGATTTTAGGTAACAGCAAACACATTTACTGGAGTTAACGTCATGAAAATTTTAAAATTTATTTGGTCTGCAATCCAAGACATTAAACAAGCCAGCCACTCTGCACACCTGGCCCGTAACGGCAAGTTTAACGAAGCCAAGGCCGCATATAAGTAGTAGTATGTTCACCACAGAATTCCTAGCTAAAACGGATCGTTATCGATACGGAGATTGGCTAAACGCCCAGGACGTTGACACTCAACAACTGTATTTTGGTGTGGCCAGCGGTACGGGCCTAATAGAACGCTTGATAGAACGTATAGAAGCCGAGCCAACCCAACACGAAATTTTAGTGGCAAAAAATTGTGCTGGTTGGCTAGGAACTGTTCACATTGCCAAAATTAACACGACCACAGTGGAGTTTGGTATAATTGTTCATGCGGATCATCGCAACCAGGGTATTGGCAATGCCATGTTAGAAGAAGCCATAGTTTGGGCCCGCAACCGTAACTACAGTGAGTTGTTCATGCATTGTCTTGGCTGGAACAAACCCATACAACATTTGTGCCAAAAACATGGCCTATTGCCACGTAGTATCTTGGGCGACAGTGAAGTAAACATGCACTTAGATCCTCCAAGCTGGGCTACCGTTGCTTCCGAGGTCGGCATCAAACAACGCAATGTTTACCATACATTTTTACAAAATAGCCAGTTTTTATACCAAGAGATGTACGGATAAGTAAATGATGTATATAATCTTATCAACCTTGGTGATGGTTCAAATCACCATAGCCTGTGTTACCCTTTACCTACACCGTAGTCAAGCACACAGAGGAGTTACATTCCACCCGGTGGTAGAACATGCCATGCGAGCCTGGTTGTATCTGACCACAGCAATGGTCACCGAAGAATGGGTCGCAGTACACAGAAAACACCATCAAAAGTCAGATCAACCCGGTGATCCACATAGTCCACAAATCTATGGAATTTGGCGTGTGCTGTTTGGCGGTGTATTTCTTTACAAACAAGCGGCCAAAGATCGCATAATGATCTCACAATTAAGCACAGGCACTCCTAACGATTGGATTGAGCGTCATTTATACAAAAAATATAATACGTTAGGTATTCTGCTTATGTTAATTATAGATCTGTGTTTATTTGGTCTATGGGGATGGCTAGTTTGGGGTGTACAGATGCTATGGATTCCACTGTGGGCGGCTGGAGTTATTAACGGCCTTAGTCATTGGTGGGGATATCGAAATACAGATACCAAAGATACATCACGCAACCTATGGCCATTGGCTGTTTGGATTGGCGGCGAAGAACTTCATAATAATCACCACGCAGATGGTGCCAGTCCTAGATTCAGTACCAAATGGTGGGAATTTGATATTGGTTGGATGTATATTTGTATTTTAAAATCTGTAGGTTTGGCTACACTTCGGAAGTAGTCTGATGCGCTTTCATGCCAGCGTAAGCATAATGGTGTGATTTACAGCAACATTTCATGCGCCAATTAGTATGAATCTTTCCGCAACCTGGTAACGCACATATTTTCTCTTCGCTGTTAATTTTAATTTTAGGCCTTGGATAAAAAGTGCCTATAATTTTTTTAGATTTTAGATAGTTTATTTGATAATCGGATCTGGTTTCTTTTATGAGCTGTGATTCAAATGCATACGCATCCTCTTTTGTGTAAAATTCAGCTATAATTGTATGTTCAAAATTATCAAAATTTTCCTTTACATACTTATTTGAGGTAAAATATTTTTTACCAAAATCTTCTGTTGATGGGTTATAGTTAGCCCAACGATATCCAATGTAGAAATATGGGCTATTTTTTTCCTGACACATATAAACATATGGTAGTGTCTTTGTGGATTTATAAATATGAGTCATGCTGATAGTTCCTTATAAACTGTTAGAGTAGTTGGATATGTCCGTATCGCGAACTACACCTTTATTTACCTCAATTTTACCAAAAAGGTTGCAAAAAATGTTGCAACCGCACATAATAGATAAATAATATTGCAGGACAGCAAATGCCAAATAGTTGGGTTTGTGAGGGTCCTACAAATTGTCCAACAAGGAGATTTACCATGCAACAATTTAATTTTGAAACATTCAAAGAAGCGTTAAACCCAGTCAAGTTCATTGATCAAGCTGAAAAGAACACACAGGCTATCTTGTGCTATGTAGAACCAAAAGAACTCAGCAAGACTTTGGTTGCATTAACAGCCGACACTACTGATTTTGTTCGTGCTCAATTGGCAGCATTTGAGTCTATTACAGCTATTGTTAAAACTCAGACTGAAGAGTTTACCAAGTCTTTTGCTAAAGTAGCCAAAGATAAAGTAGCTAAGTAATCGGTTGTAACGCATAAAAAGCTCCGTCAACCGGAGCTTTTTTTTGACTAATTTTTAGGTATTTTGCACTAAATACCTAGTCCAATCGGAGAGCAAAATGCGTCAAGATTTTAACTGGAGTCAGCTAGATCGCAATAACTTGTACAGTATGTTGTACAGTGCTGGACGTGATATTGTTGGCCAAAAAATACCAGTTGGATTGTTACAAAAAAAACTAAGTTCGCACATCAAATCTAAACTACCAGTCAAAGTAGTTCGAGTTCAACGAGACGCAAAACACAATCCCAAGTTGGTCTACATGGGCGGCACTTACTACAGTGACCGAGACCAAGCAGGCTATACTCGTTTTATGGAAATAGTCTTGAGTTATCACCCCGACACTGAACAAATTGGAATGACTGAATATCGTTGGACCAAACTGTGTAGTTTGTTTGCTGATACTATCCTGCACGAAATGATTCACATGCGCCAGTATCGCAGTAGAAATTTCAAATTGATTCCTGGCTACGAAAGCACAGCACACTATCACAAGCAACGCCAGGACCAAGAATACTATGGTCACAGAGATGAAATGGGCGCATTCAGTTTTAACATTGCCTGCGACATGTTGGACCGCTTTGGCTATAATCCAGTAGAAATACGCCGGTACATGGACAGCATGCGAGCCAAGCGCCACAAGAGTACAAGCTACTGCAAATTTTTAACTGCGTTTGATTGGGATCATGACCATATAAAAGTGCGTCAGATGAAACAGAAAATTCTCAAGCAGTTGGAATATGCGGCTTATGGTCGTCCTTTTAAGACTACAACGCATTTGACTTACTGACATAAATAATACATCAAAAAAGGAAATTGGTATGAGCACAGAATTTTTCAGAAAATATATAGAACTTATCAAAGAAGCCGAAGAATCGACAAATCAGCAAATAGCAAAAATTTTTGCTCGTTATGCTAATAATCTCTCTAAGTTAGCCGGACAAGACGGTTATAGCGAAGATGATATTATAGACCTACAAAAAACAGCAAAAGCATTCTATCAAAGTATGGAATTAGGACTTAAAGAATGGTGGTTACTGCACAACCTAATCCAAAATCCTCCAACTACTGAAGTTATGGACGACTTAGGTATTAACTTACGGCAAGAATACAATAAGTTAGCAGGCCGAGTTAACGAAGAGTCGGAGCTCTCCTCTCTGGCCAAGCAACATGGCCTAGACCACCGCAAAAGCACCTACGGTGCAGAACTAACTCATCCTACCAAGGGAAAGATCAATGTTGATCGTTATGGTGAGTGGAACCACTATCCAGCCGGGTCAAAAAATTCTGCAGCACATGGCGGCTATGAGGAATTAGGTAATTATTTGAAAAAAATGTCAGGTAACTAACTACACAGCATTTACAAAAAAGCTCCGTTACGGAGCTTTTTTATTCTTCCCAGACCGGTTTGCCCTTCCAGAATCGTTCACCATCCGCAGTCTGTGACGGGCTGGGATAAATTTGTCCTACCAACTCCCGAGCCAGGTCATACATTATAGTAGCGATACCCTGCCCACGATAGCGTTCATCTACTTCAACTTGATCACCTTTGTATTGAGGTTGATCAAGTGGCCCATAGTTTTGAAAATCGGCAAACCCTAGTTGCCGACCGTTGCTCGATGCAACAATCTTTAATTTTTGTTGATCAGGACTGAACTGGTAGTCAAGTGTTATACCATTACGCTCAACTTGGGCGGACTCGGCAATAAACTCTTGAGCTCTCATGATCTTTATTTCTGACGTTTGCGTCCAAGAGTTTTTTCACTGCCTAATTTCTCAGGATCAACACCACCAGCACGGGCCGTGACACCACTTCTTTGTTGAGTGACTGCATCTAGTTTTTCTGGATCAGCAATCCCAGTATTGGGTTCTTGTGTTTGTGTGTCGGCATCTTTGGTCTTGGTGGCTCGTTCGTTGCCCACACTAAACGCCAAGCGTGAAGTGGCTTTTTTATTGCTTTGGAAATCACTTGCACTGAACTTGATCTTGCCTGTGAAATTTGGAGGCCATATCACATCAAATCTGCTGAAGGCCACACCATCATCTTTCCGTTCTGTGAACTGATTGACTTGGATCAAGTTAGCACGACTCAACATGAACTTGAAGAATTCTGTGGTCAGACCAATGTCGGCATTGAGATGTTTGACTACAAGTCTTGCTAGACTTGCAATTGCATTATAACAGACCTTGTAGTCGGGTTTGTCTGTTTGTGCATTAAAGATGCTTTTATCATTGACAATCTCTTGTAGCTTTGGTGTTAACAAATTTATATCGTTGGTCTTGGCCGCAAGATTTTCCAGGGCGTTTTCTGCATCAGCGGAATCAATATATTTAAATTCCTGCGCCAACTTGACTGGACCTTCATACCCTTTTGCGCCTGCAATGGTTCTCAACGCCGTAACAAAATCTCCATACTTACCGTCTGGCGCCAGCATGGCCTTGTCTTCGTTGCTAAAGCGTTCGGGATATTTGTCTATGATTTCTAAAATACTAGTAGTGCTGGCGGCTCCGCCTTTGCCTTCGGCCTTGTTGCTGATACGTAGTTTTTCACCATTGGGCCACATGATCTGGCTGTCATATAATGGTTCGTTGCCAGCGTCGGGGTAAAAAACCTGATTGGCCGAGCCCCAACTCACACCCAAAGGTCCTAACAGTTCGTTTTGAACCTTACTGTAACTACCTCCCACGTGAGCGCCAGCCACTAGACCCAAAGGAGCGGCTACTTCTCCAAAGTCTACTCTGATATCTCGCTCGTAAGGAACCAAGCCTGGCACAGGTTCTGTACTGCCGTTGAGGGTATTCTTCAGCAATGTTTGCAATTTTTGTGCCAGTTCAGGTCCTACTTTGGGATCTGAGGCCAGCTTGGTGTAAGACTGTGCAGGCACAGACGAAATGGCCAAATTAGTATTAGTAGGCACAGCTTGTTTTGGTTTTAGTTCAATCCGGCTGATAACTTCTTCTTTGCGATCTTTACCTGTACCAGTGACACGAGTTTGTTGCCAAGCTAGACCTGTTTCTCTTTCAAAATCCGCTGGACTATAGTGCATGCCCAAGGGGTCCATTTCACGTTTAGGAAAAAATTTGAAAAACGGAAACAATTTACCGTTTTGGTCTTTCATGATGATAAGCATACCTGCACCTTGTTTGGCCGGCATGCGATTTACAAATGTAATATTTTGCCGAGTCAGCCCCATCTGAGTGATAGTGTCTTCAACTTCAACACCAAGCTCGGCCACGGGTAAAACGGGTTGCTCTAATGGAAATAATACTAGATTGTCTATGGTGTATCTGTTGCCCTGGACATCCAAAAAGTAGATGGGACTTTGCTGGCTTTCCAGCCATCTTTTGCTCATGCCGCCGGCGGCTTCGGTTAGTATAGAATCAAGTAAGTTTAGAATATCACGCATATAGTTTACTTATCACTAATCCCAAAGTAGTCATTGACAAATTGTTGATCTTCTTTGATAATTTTTGTAGGATCAACATTTAATAGCTTACTAATTAGATGAGCTATGATATTGTAATTGTTTCTAACAGAACTAGCAGAAACTTTTTTTCCATTAATAGTAACAAAATCACTTTTGTCACAATTAAACTTTGCAGTAACTGGTTTTAAATTTATATCGCTGTTAAGAAATTTATATAATGGACGACTGATATACCATTTGTTAAATGATCTATTTGCTGTGTTTAAGATAGACAACGGTATAATATGATCATAATGTATGACCCACTTTTTTTCCGCAGTTCTAGCCGGACAACCGTGCGAATTTAGGTGCTGATATGGGCTTTGCCAAAATTCTCCATACTCTGGGTCAATGATACATACTTTAGTATCAACGGTGGTATAAACAACTTTTGAATAGTCATACAAAACACCGTGTTTTTCTCTTGATTGCTGTATGAATACTTCTATTGGTTTGCGTCGTTTGTTGGCCATTTTTACATAACGGCGGCCCGGGTGCCCTTGTTTTTGTCCGATGTGCCCTAAAGGTGCTTGCCAAAATTCTCCTAGCTCTGGATCAATAATCTTGACTTTAGTGTGCATGTTAGTGTATACTACATGTGAATAGTCATAAAAATTATTGTGTATTTTATTGGCTCTATTGATAAAATCTGCGGTTGTAAGTGTTTTTGGCATAATGGTTTGTTTATGTTTAGTATGTTTATTTATGTATAGAAAGTAAAATTATGAATTTAGTTCCAATGGTGATTGAGCAGACAGCAAAAGGGGAAAGATCATTTGATATTTTTTCCAGGTTGTTAAAGGATAGAACAGTTTTTATCAATGGTGCAATTAGTACCGAAATGAGTCATGTTATTGTGGCTCAACTGCTGTTTTTGGAAAGTGAAGATCCAGACAAAGATATATATGTGTATGTTAATTCAGGTGGTGGCGAAGTGACGGCCGGGATGGCCATATATGATACCATGAACTTTATCAAACCCGATGTGAGCACAGTAGTAATGGGACAAGCATGTAGTATGGGATCATGTTTAGCACAAGCCGGAGCCGCAGGCAAGCGGTTGATTCTGCCCAATGCCCGACACATGATCCACCAACCCAGCGGAGGCACACATGGGCAAGCAACAGATATCCAGATTCAAGCACAAGAAATACTTAAAATGAAAAAATACCTAACAGAGATTTACGTTACGCACAATACCGCTAGTAAAACCTTTGAAGAACTCACTGCGGATATGGAACGTGATAACTTTATGAGTGCCGAGGAAGCAGTTGCATACGGCTTGGCCGACAGGATTATTACAAAAAGAGATTAATGAGTTTCGATAAAACATTCTGCTCCAGCCCGTGGTTTCACATGAGAATTACAAACTCGGGCACCTACGAACCATGTAGATGGATGGCCAAAGATGGTGGTACCCGGGTTGACTTTACTCGCAACATAAAAACCGTGTCACCGCAAACATATTTTCAAACACACATGGCCAGGGTCAGAACAGAATTGTTACAAGGAGCCGCACCTGCAATTTGTAATGATTGCCATGTGATGGAACAGCACGGTAAACCCAGCGGTAGACAACGCCAATTGCTCAAAGTTGGAGTACAAGACAAATACTTTGAAAAAAGTCTAGCCAGTTCACCATTACGCACGGCATTTGACTACAGCAATAACAATCAAGGTATCACCACTCGCACTGTGACTGATTGGCAAATAGATCTAGGTAACTATTGCAATGGTGCCTGTGTGTTTTGCAATCCTGAAAGCTCAAGCACCTTGGCCACAGAATTTAAACGTATAGGCCTAATTGATCAGGTGCCACCAGCAAGCTGGTGCGATGATCCGGAGTTGTTAAATCGATTTGTCACGGATTTAACATCAAGCCCTAATCTACAATACTTGCATTTTCTCGGTGGTGAAACGGTAATCACTCCAGGCTTTAAAAAAATATTATCAGCACTGGTTGATAGTGACCTAGCTAAAAACATCTCCATTGGGTTCACCACTAATCTCACTGTGTGGTCAGATTCGGTGGTTGCGTTGTTAACGCAATTTCAACAAGTGCATCTAGGCATGAGCGTAGAAACTCTTACACCTGTCAACGACTATGTGCGATATCCTAGTCAGCAGGCCCAGACTCAAGAATTATTAGATCGCTGGACCGCATTAGGGCACAAACACAACTGGTTAATTCAACTTAGAATCACTCCCACTTGTTTGACTGTGCATGAGTTGACCACAGTGTATGATTATGCCTGGCAACACGGCACGGCTGTAGAAAGTTGTAATTTTATTGATGACCCTGCATTTTTTCGAATCAGTGTGTTGCCCAAATATCAACGTGAGATAGCAATTCAAAATCTAAAATCATGGATTGACGCACACCTAGTTAATAACAGTGAACAAATCGTCAACACTCGAGATCCAAATCGAGCTCAGGAACAAATTGTGCAAGATGCTAGAAGTTATTTGAATTATCTTGAATTTGCTGCAGACGAAAGCCACAGGTTACCGGATCTTGTATATTATTTACAACGACTAGAAGCCAGTCGTGGTAATAGTATTTTAACTTACCTACCCCAATATGAAGACCTATTCCGATCTGCAGGCTATTGACTCTAGGTTAAATCTAATAATTGAATTAGAACCGGTGGGTAATCCTACAGCTAAAGTAATCGTTAACGGTACAGAATATGATTATCCAGGATTATCAAGCTCAATAATCATCAATGATTATCTACCATTAATGGATTTGATTAATATTGATGTTATAATGTCCAATAAACATTATACTTTAGAATATGAAACCGCAGTTATTATCCGTAGATTATCCATAGATAATATTGAATTAATACCTAAATATGATTATCTAGCTGAATACGTTAATGATCATGATAATAATAACCCCACAAGTTACTTGGGATTTAATGGTAAGTGGACACTAACATTTGACCGCCCTTTTTACCACTGGCTACATGAACATTCTGGGCAGGGCTGGCTAATCGGTTGACCAAAAATGCCCGATTTGTTATACTAGTTCTATAGTAAACAAAAAGGAGCCGAAATGAAAGACGCAATTATTTACGCAGGTTACAGCCGTTTAGCAGATGGCACTATGAAATTCCGTACTGCCACAACCCAAAAACGTGTTGACCAATTGGTAGCACTGGGCGAAGAAGTTCATATGCGTATTATTGGTGATGTTTATAGCAAATCAGCGGCAGCCAAAGAACTGCTTCGTTTGGATCATGCCAACGGTGCCAAGGAACTTGAAGCATTTTATGTTGCTCAGGTACGCGATGAAAATCCGTTTAAAAAGACCACTCGTGTAGTTAAAATCAAAGTGCCAAACAAGGCAATGGTACACTTGGTCGGCGCTCAAGTTGAAACTGAAGAACTCAGCACAGCAGAAGCTAGAAAAATCCGTGAGGCATGGAATCGTAAGCATGCTCACTTGTCATACGATGGTGAATAAGATGCCGTATGTTCCTCAAGCACTTAAAACAGAATCGTTTATTGCTGGGTTTGCAGATATCTATACCATGCTAGGTGCTAATCCTGAGATGCGTATGATACCAATTGATCAGTTAGAATCTATTCGTCCTCGGTTGAAGCAATTGGGTTATAAATTCCGTGTGGTGTTTCGTGGCCCGCACCGCAGGAATAGTGGTACTCTTAAAACGAATGCCCGGGCTTTTAATGTTTATTTTGAAGGAAGATAATATGTCCAAGTATCGTAACATTGACTATCGTCAAATTGTTCGCAACATGCCTGTGCAAGAAATTGACAGCCTGTTCGAAACTTTCCAAAATTCAACAACTCGTACAGCAATAGAAACAGAAATAATGATGATTCTTGAAGCTGAAATTGAACGCCGTATTGCCCGTTGGGAGGTTGCTTATGTCTAAATTTGAAATTTTATGCAGTGAAACAGTGGCCTATCGGGTGGTGGTGGAAGCTGAGTCAATGGAAGAGGCTATAGACCAGGTGCTCAGAGGTGAGATAGATCTTGGTGAGCCGGTAGAGGGCGACAATTTTGAAATTGACGAAGTCAACACCTTGAAGACTGCATAATGTCAAATCCAATTCCGTTGAATGGTATGTTTGCCACACCAACCAGTATCGAAGATCTTACAGCAATGCTGGAGTCCGTTGGCACCCCAGAAGAGAAGCGAATGGCCTGGTTTGGCGCAAGTTTGGCCTTGAATCTGGCTCACATGCTACACGAAAAAAGCCTGGCGGATGTGGCATAAAAACAACACCGTAAACCCCCGTAACAGGGGGTTTTTTGTGGGCTGTCCAAACGGTTGACCCAAAATGGCCTATTTGCTATAATATATGTATAGTGAAAATAAAGGAGCAGAAAATGACTACATTACAAGTTCAAAAAGGCGATTATATTCGAGCATACGATTTTAAACCGCTTAAAGGCCGTGAAGACTGTTTTATCGAAGGTGAAGTGATTGACGCTCACAGTACCGAGCAAGGTTACCAAGCCTACAAGATCCGTGTGACCCGTGATTCATGGAGTGATAGTGAAGACAAGGGCCGTGTTGGCATTGAAATGTTTGTGCCTTGGAGAGTATCGTTTAGCGAGTTCCAAGGTCGTGTAATGAACTTGAGCAGATAAGGAGAACCAAAAATGGCTTATAACAGAAAAAATCATGTGATCCAAACAGCAGATGCCATCTGCGAAGACATGGGTTATGACAACTACGCAGAATTCGAAGCCGACGACATTGAGTATATTGGTATGGAATGCCAATGTGGTTTTGCAGATGTTTGTGAAATACTCAACATTGCGTTGCCAGCATCGCTTGGCCCAGTAATGGCAGGATAAGGCTGTAATGGGGTCGTGCGATCCTTGGGGAGCCTTGATACCCCAGAAACTTGCAGTCGCTTTTTGCTAGTTTTTGACTCTAAATAAAAACCAGCACTTATTAACAGAAGGAGCAGATATGGTTACCACAGAAAAATTACTCAAAATTGCCGATCAGATTGCAGACTTGACTCCAAATGAACGAACCAGATTGGGCCGCATCTTGGTACACGAATACAGTCTTGAAACTTGTGAATTGCAAGACGGTATTGAAGACGGTTTTATTACACTAGAAAAAGAATTGGAGTTGTCATGATTAGAGACCGGGTTGATAGCACTCCAGTAATTGATCTAACAGGCCCGCAAGGCAATGCTTTCTTTTTAATGGGCCAGGCTGGGCAGTATGCTCGTCAGCTAGGCCTAGATGGCGACATGATTATTGCAGAAATGAAGTCAGGCAATTATGAAAACCTTGTGCAAGTGTTTGATCGCTATTTTGGCGACTATGTGATCTTGGAGAGATAATGAAGTTTACCAATGGTGCCAACATTAACATGACTGGATTAAAGGGCGAGTTCCCTATTACATTTGCAGAGCTATGCGAAATCTTTGGCCAGCCCGATGTGGGCCCTAACGATAGAGATATGGACAAGGTCACGTGCGAGTGGAAGTTAAAGTTTGAGGATGGTACAGTAGCCAGCATCTATGACTATAAAGTTGGCTACACTCCTATGGGCGAGTATGAATGGCATATTGGCGGACACGATGCACTAGCCTACACTCATGTGGTAGATACTATCATTATGCACCGAGATAAACTAGTTAAAATAGTTAGGGAGTACAACCGTGAAGGCGTTTAAAGAGATCACTGAGTGGGCGACAGAGTTTGACATGCCCAATCATGTATACTTTTTGTCGGATTCAAAGGACAAGATGTATGGCTATGTTAAGTCCAGCACCGGTGAGATCCAAGAAATGGGCACTCCATACCGGTTCAAGGCTTCGGGTCGCAAATTTACAGAAGTCAACAACATCTGGGGATTCTTTCCTCGGGAGGAACTGGTCTTGGTTGGCGAAACTCATAAGATTCCGGGTAGCAAAGGTGCAGTTTATACTGTAACCAATGATAGAGGCTCATGGACTTGCACCTGCCCTGCATCAAAATGGCAAGCGGGCGAGTGCAAACATATCAAGAGTTTAAACTCCGTATCTTGATCTTGTTGTGTTATAGTTTTGTTGAATTTCTGTTGATGTCAACGCACGATTATAGATCAGAGCCTGGCCAATCCTGCCACTGAGTGGTTCAGCACCGCCTGTATTGGTAGCACCAACTTGTAGTAGACTTGATGACACATTGAGTCCTGTGGCACCAGCAGACGCAATTTGTGTTCCATTGACCCAGATTTTTCTAGTGGTCCCGTCCCATTGTGCCACAGCATTAAACCATTGTGATGCAGGACTAACTGTGCTGGTTGCGTTTAGGTCATTACCAAACCAATAGTTTACTAAAGTGTTAGTGCCAGTGGTCCTGAATTGATTGGTTAAATTAGTAGTAATTGAATTACCTATACCGATCATGCCCCCAGACACGGGCCAAGTTCCAGACGACCACTGTACCCATACACTCATGGTATAAGCACTTGTGCCTGTAGGAACGCCAGTGGTGGTTGCTCGCCTAAAATATCCATTGCTGACCAAAGTAAAGTATCCGCCACCTGAACTAGTATACGAAATACTGCCCGAGTTCTGCATCGCAACATCGTTGCCTTGCCCACTTAGATCAAACCAAGTGGTGCCCGTGCCCGGGTAACTTGTGGTGTTGCTGGCGTCAAGATATAATTGCAGTCCACTAGACACAATAGGAGTGGTATCGATTACAGTGACGCCGTTGAGTGTAACACCTTGTATAATCATAGTTGATCCATTAACTGATTTGGATCCAACCGTAACGCACAGTGACATTACCACCGCTGGTGTTGTTGATGCCAAAGTCAAATCTATTGGTGGTTGAACTGGGAGCCACATTGCTACGAACTATGGTGTTGGCAGTGCCTATAAACTGATTGGGTATGCTGGTAAAGTCAATGGGTGTGCCTCCGCCGTTGTAGACCCAGGCATACTGATAACCCACCACAGGCACATTGGTGTTGGTAACAGTGCCCGTGGCGTTCCACACCAAGATACCATTGGGAATATTGCAATCCACCCACATGTAGTAGGTATTGCTGGCAGTCACAGTGAAACTCTGAGTGCTGTTGCCCACAGGCACTGTCCACGAGCTCTCAAATCTTGTGACCACATCCACCGGTGTGTTGTTGGCATAGTTCACAGAGAATGTGTTGCCGGGCAGTGTCAAGTTACCGGTGTTGTCAATCACAGTTGAGTATGCTCCAGCTACTAGGGTCACATTTGATTGTGTGCCAACAATGTTGCCAGCCACACTCACAGTCACATTGGTTAGAGCCGCACCGTTACCAACAAAGTTACCGGCTGTGACGTTGCCTGTGGCACTAACATACCCAGCGGTTAATAAATTACCACTTGCACTGATATTACCTGTGGCACCTGTGGTAGAGATTGAGCTAAATCCACTCAGGTTTGGTGCAGGACTTGCACCACTACCTACCAAACTACCAGTGAGAACAATATTACCAGTGGCAATTAAGTTATTACCTGAGACGTTGCCAACAGCACTGATGTTGCCAGGAGCTGTTAAATTACCTGTAGTATCAAAGTCCCAAGTTCCGCCTGCGGTAACAACATAGCCACCACCGTTGTCAACTCCCATACTAGAGCTCTCATCAGACGTTATCAAGTTTACATAACTACCAGTACCGGCAAATATATCCAGGTTGGCACCAAGAGGTCTGAGTCTGCTGCCACCTGGTAATGTCAATGTACCAGCAGTATCAAAGTCCCATAGATTAGGACCACTGCCAACACCATTTTGTCCTACTACTATTCTAACATTGCCTGACCCTGGAACAGGATTAGCATACACGGCCGCTATGTTACTAGTGCCGACATTTGCAATATCTTCTACCCATATGGATGATACAGCACCATTTGCTCCTGATGATAATGCTATTAATGGTAGATCATCAGCTGGTTGTATCAATGCTCTATTTGCTCCAAATACACTAGTGTTGCCACTGATGATCATGTTGCCCGGTAATGACAACGTGCCAAAGTTATTAAATATCCATTGTGCTGTGTTGCCCGCATAGTCGGAAGTATTGATCACGATGTTGCCGGTGTTGGCCAATTGTATATACTTGTTGTCATCGCCAATGAACTGATTGAAGTATTGATTGTTGCCGGTGTCAAAATGTATGTGGGTGGGTTCGTCAATGATATTGCCCCGCACTCGCAGGTATAAATCATTTGTTAGGGACACA